TCATTAAAAAAGTGGAGCATGCGAGACTCGAACTCGCCACCTTTAGACTGCCAGTATGAACTCTGATCTGCGCTTACTATACTGACAAGCAGAAGGTTATCTACCCATTCAAAATCCTCCAAGATTCGTTTTAGTAAAAATCATCTTGATTTTCTATTTTATTTTATTCATTATTTTCCCTGTTCTAACGTCCAAATACTAAAAAGCCGTTCAACTCACTACTATAATTGAACGACCATAAACATTCAAGGGATTTCCTTTTCATACATTAACCAAAATTGTAAGGCATCAGAGAGCACAGACCAGCCAACCACTTTTTGTTGCCAGACTAAAACCTAATGCATCCATAATACCCTCAATTTCCAATGAGAAGTACACTATAGATTTGCGAGCCATTTTTTCCCGGATTTTGTGTTAAGCCACACCAAAAATCCACCACCTACAACAGCACTTATTGTATACACTAAACTTAACATGTCCATAATCCATTTTATTTTAAGATTGTATTTCCTATTCTAATAAAGATGATTGTAGAGACTCCACCTATAATAACCCTGTATATGTCAAGGGTTATATCTACATCAGGCTTCATGGAAACTATTCCACCTACAACAAGTCCGGCAAATGAAAGTTTTGCTAAATCAAAAAACAACCCGGCAAGTTTTTCCCGTCTTACCTTGTCCTTTTCCTTGACTTCTTTCTTTACTTCCTGTTGTTCACTCCAACTTCCCATTCAAATTAAGATTTATTGCAAATATACGAAAATCAAACAATAAACAATAACATAAACCATTTATTTAACACACTTCACCCTTCGGCAAATTGGCCAGCACCTCATCTATGAAAATTGATCGGTAGTGTGGGCATTCCAGCACTCCCTTTTGCTTCGCTTCCCGGTACACTTTGGAAAAGAGCTTTGCTTTCTCCTGGATTGTTGCTGGAATCTCTTCAATGGGCGTAGACAGAAATCGACATCCCCACCCTTTGCATGAAGGGGAAAGCTGACAGTAGTCTTGATTTTTCCACTGACATGAACAGTCATATATGCTTTGAATCATATATAATAAAACTCCAATGTTCACATTGCAGCACTAACAATACATTTGCTAATGCTGCAATTATTTTTAATTAATCTTCTAGAACTTTTATCCTATTCCTTATGTTCGTACATATCGATCGCCTTAAAGAATTCATCCTCATAGTTATAAATATCATCAAGGCTTTCAATAACATGTTTCACATCTTTCTTATTTTCATCAATGGTAGCCACATATTTTGTAGCTGTATTGAAATACATACGACAAATAGGCTTTCTATTGTTGTCATCAAGCAAAACGCTAAAGTATGTTTGAGCATCACGATATACTATACGGGATATATCCACTTTTTTCCGACAGATTGCCTTAACGATACGATAAGCATCAAGTTCTTCTTCTGTAGTAACGACTTTTGATTCTGGTTGATTTTCTGCTTGAGTTTCTTCAGCCGGAGTGTCAGTTTGCTTCGGTTGAGCCGACTCAATTTTTGAATCACTAACGGTTAAAGCACCTTTTAAACGCTCATTAATGATATCATTGATATGTGAAGAAATAGCACGTTTTACCAAAGGGGTAAACTGATCGATTATATTTTGCAACATTCTTCCTTCATATACTTTAGTCGCAAACATTTTCACAAAATCAGTGCTCGGTGAGGAAAATTCCTCCTGAATGATAGCCTTCAATTCTCCCATATACTTTAATTCACTGGCTGAGTTTAGTATATTGTCTACGTCAAAGTACGATTTATGAAATTTCTTCAACTCTTCAATTTGATTATCCCTCAAATCCGTTATGTCCACTTCCAAGAATGGTTTATCATCCATTATATTGGGTTCTTTCAAATCTGTATAAAAACGATAAATAATACCATTAGTCAATAATCCAAACTTAGCCTTTGAAACATTGAAATAACGCAATAGTTGATTGTCGTGAAGATTCAAATCCTGCTTCCAGTGTTTACATTCAATAAGCAAGATAGGCTGATCGTCCTTCATTATGGCATAATCAATCTTTTCTCCCTTTTTTGTACCAATATCACAAGTCATTTCTGGCAATACTTCCAACGGGTTAAAGACATCATATCCCAAAGCATTTATAAAAGGCATGATAAAAGCGTTCTTTGTTGCTTCTTCTGTTTGAATGTTATCTTTTAATTTTCCAACTCTGTCTGCGAGTTGTTTAATTGCATCTTTAAAATCCATAGTATTTTATATTAAAAGTTTATTATACAGATTGCTTTCACTTGTTATTTTGCCGACATACACATAAGTACTCGATACACGCCGTACACCTCTGACAAAGGAACGTCAAAGTCCGAGAATTTCGGGTCCGGGTTAACCGAATGGCATTTCACATAACCTTCCTTACCCTTGCACTCATGAAGTTCCTTTACTATAACCCCATTTGCAGTGTCCAAAACGTATGTTTTACCCCAGTCTATAAAGATATTGGGGTTTATCTTCTTTATCAAAATACGGGAACCTGAGGGGTATTCAGGTGCCATGCTATCTCCATATACTGTAATGGCAAAGTCTACATCTTCAATGGGTGAAATTATAGCCTCACAATTTTGGAGCATTGCGCCTGGAGCCGCAAAACCCGTAAGCGTTCCTCCCATAGCTGACATGGGAAGAAGATATGTGGTGAAACCATTTCCTTCATTTAGTTCTTTCCTACCATAATGGGATGTAGGCTCTTGTACTTTATTTGAAATAGATTCTGCATCTTGACCATAAGACAACATTTCTCCTTGACCTGTTAAAAGCCAATTCACATCTAATTCCGGGAACGATTTAGATATTTTATCTATCGTTGAACGTCTTGTATTATCACCCATCTTCGAAACTGCTGCATTACTTAGTCCAACTATCTTTTCAAACATCTGTACTGGTAAACCTTTATACTCAATAAAGTATAATAACCGCTCCTTTAGACCTTTCATATATTCGAGTTAATTAGAGTTAATATCTAAATATAATTAGATTTATTGTTTGATAAATTAGATATTAAATCTATCTTTGCAACATCAAACAATAAACAACAGCACAAAGGAACGAAAAATAGTTCGGAAGTGCAAAAATATTGACTAACTAAAAAGAGGTAAGACAATGAAAAGATTCGATTTACGACAGATTATGAGAGATGCCCACAGAACTTACAAGTATGTAGGCAAGAAACAAGGCAAGACCTTCGGTGAAGTTCTGAAATCAACATGGAAACTGGCAAAACTGAATGTTACAATGCAGGAAGAGCTGGCAAGACAACAGGAAGAAAGAAATAACAAAGTGTTCACTCCGGTCAAAGCAGAAAAAGTCACTTTCAAAGCCGAATGGTCAGACTGCTACAACTCCAACAGCCGTGGATATTTAGGCTCCCAGTACTGCGGAGATTAATAAGGACATCAATCAGGATTATCCTGTCCGGTCTCGATACCGGAAACAATCCGTAAAAGGTATGGCAGGAACTACATGGAGTGATTGCCCTTAGCAATCCGTTCCAGAAAGCGATACTGGCGCTTACCCTCAATCCCAGCATAGAGGACGCGAGAACTAACGGTCGAAGCAAGCAGCCTGTAACAAGGTCGATGCAAGCAGCCGGGCGAAGTAAGGGCAATCATGCCCCGAACGGTTATGCAGTGAAGAACAGTAACTGACAACTCCGGTGGGAAGACCAGAGAGAGGTTATCGGGGCACAAACTAATAATATCTACTTATGAGAAACCTAATTAGATTAAACAAAGAAATCAACCTTTCGATAATGCCGAAAGGCTGGAAGGGCGGAAAGGAAAATCAAATTTCATGTCTGACTCTTTACATGACAAAAGAAGAAAGAGAAAAAATCATGTTAAAATTCTCTTTATACCGTAACAAAGCCTACAGAGTTGAAATAATGTGCTACCTATTATCTAATTACCTCGCTCATATATGCGGAAAACCTTGTGAAAGTATTGCAATGAAAGTCTGGAAATATGGTAAAGAATACAATACCCCTAATAAGTATGTATATTATTCTATCGGGGCAATACCTGTAGACTTGAAAAACGCCGTTGCCCTCAACATGAGCAAGAGTGGTTATCGGTTCAGAAACGAAATATATTACCATGCAGTTACAGCTTTCTATAATGCTCCTGACAGACTGTTGGATAGAATGTGCAAAAGGATAGCATATATGAAAAATCCAAAAGCAAAGTATGACAGAGCCGTTAGGTTACAAACTGTTATCCCGGAAGAAATATACCAAATGATAAATAGTTACGCGATCCAAAACGGTATGAATGTATGTGATTTGATAAGGATTACGCTGAGAGCGTCTTGTGTTTCGAAAAAAGAAAGAGCTTTGGACGACTCCATGATAGGAAAAGTGTTCAGCCTTTATAGACTGATAAAACAGCCAGCATATCCTTTTACGGCAAATCCTAACAACAGGGCATTATTAGTTGAGATCAAAGGTGAAAGAGAGATGTACTATCTAATGAAACTCATGAAGCGTAGAAGGATATCCAATGCGGAAATGTTGAGGAAAGCAATTAGAGCACTGGATGATGTAATAAGTCACAAAGACAAGATTAAAAGGAACGTGACAATAGAGCCCCAATCCTATGATGAAAATGAAGAGGATTATTGGTATGATAAAATAGCAAAGAATGATTTTGCAAGATCTATATACTTATAAATGAAAACAATGATTTCCATCTGTGGAGCATCCTTTCTAGTGCTCCTTCTTACCATGCAGAACATGGACGCATGGTTTTGGGTGGCGGCAGCATCATTCACCGCCACACTACTAGTGATAAGCAACGAACTTGACAATATTGAAAATCAAAAAAAATAAAGCAATGACAACAGTAGAAGAATTACAAAGCATGACACACGAAGACCTTGTAAGACGTGTGCAAGAACTGGAACAAGACCTTAAAGAAGTCAAGGAACAGAGCGACATGTGGTTCGATTCGTTCACCCGCCTACAGGCACGACACGAAAACAGCATTAATGCTCTAGACAACATTGTTAAACTCGCTAAATTGAAGTAATATGGTAAAAGTAACAGAAAATTGGGCGGCCACATTGAGAGCGATGAAGGTAGGTGATATCGTTGTGTTCCCTGTGCGTGCGATATCTTCCGTCAACACAACCATTTCCAGACTAAGATTGGAGATGTGTGTAGAAAATGCCGATTGGAAACGAACAGGAGAGGTTGACCGCAAGCGCGGAGAGTTCAAAATCCAGCGTGTGTCATGATTACGCTATCAGAGCGCGAGCATCTTGTCGCCGAACAATATTGCAAGGGTTTGGCCGACAAGGAAGTAGCCGACAGTCTGCAACGCTCGGAATGGACCATCAAAGCACAGAAGCGGGATATATACAAAAAGCTGGGTATTTCCAAAGATACCGAGCTTGTATTATACATGTTCTGTGAGCGCATGAAGATCAACTTCGATATAAAAGAGATACGTAAACACGGGCTTGAGCTATTCTTCTCCATCCTGTTCCTTGTCATTGCCGCATTGGATTTTCATCCCGACATGAGACAATGCAGCAGAGCAAAGACAAGAACCACCCAAGTATCAAGAACAAGACGAACAAAAACAGATTCAGATTATGAACTATACAGTTAACAACCAACTACGGACATCCATCTTATTTGATGGAACGGCAGAAGCACGGCTAGCAGACATCCTAGCCATCATGGACACTCATACATTCGGTAAAAGAGAAGCGGCCAAAATAGTTGGAGGCATAGGAAGGCTTATCAGACTGATCGAAGAAAACAAAATACGTTCCGACAAGCCTACATGCGCACAAAACGGGAAATGGTTCTGCAATGCCAGTGATGTCCTGCGTTATGCACAGGTCAAAATGCCAAGGAAGCCTAGAAAATTAAAAAAGAAAGTGGCATAAGCCACACGGGTAATTAGCTTAATGGAAAAGCGGTATTCACTTTTTTCTTTACGTTCAGACGGTTTGTGATTGTTTTCAGGAGGAATACAGATACAGGTTCGAATCCTGTATTACCCACACCCAAAGAGAGGGAGCCGTACACCCTTTAAACGTAGCCATGTTAGAGACTTCAAGGCAGTGAAGCAGAGAGCAATTTGTTAGATAATAATTTAACCCAAAGCCGCTGGAAAGGACAGCGTGAGGTGAGAGCCCTCTTTATATGTTATATTCTATATCCTTATTTATCCCGGTGTGTCCTGGCCGACTATCCGGGAACTATTTTTTTTAACTCATTTATTAACCACTAAAAATTATTGATTATGGGACTTATCAAAAAACCTAACGAACTGACAGTTAAGAATGCCCTGTCGGCATTAATCTACGGACAACCTGGTATGGGAAAGGCTCAACCTTTGTATTGCAGCGTTCTGACACCGGAAGGATATAAGAAGTTATCCGATATATCTGTAGGAGACACCCTGATGGGATGTGACGGTAAAGAACAGAAAGTATTGGGTGTTTATCCTCAAGGAGTAAGACCTGTGTACAGAGTCATGACAAATGACGGAGCCATAACTTATTGCGATGAAGAACATATATGGAATGTTCGTTCAAGTACTGGCAATAGCCGTAAAGCAGGATTTAGAAACATGACCCTTAAAGAGATGATGTCGAAGGGTATCTCTTGCCCCTTGTCTCCATCAAGACAGCTTTCTACAAGAAAACCTATCCCGCGCTTTGAGATTCCGGTAGTAGATGCTATGGAATATACTGAAAAGAGCTATGATGTTGACCCGTATATTCTTGGGGTTTTAATCGGCGATGGTTCTCTGACGGGGAATGTAGCAATATTCTCAAATCCTGATGTAGATTCACAAATAGCTAGCAACGTAGAACGACTGCTTCCGAACGGCTATGCCTTGAGTAAGAATGATGCACCGCAATGCCCTCAATACGGCATAATTCTTTCAGGCAATGGGGAAGGATATATTCAGAGAATAAAGCGGTTAGGATTGAACGTCCATTCTACTGAGAAATTTATCCCTGATTGTTACAAATTAGGAAGCCATCAACAACGTATATCTTTGCTTCGCGGCCTTATGGACACAGATGGATGTGCAATAAAAAATAGAGTTTGTTTCTCTACTGCAAGTAAGAATCTTGCTTATGATGTGGTGGAGCTTGTTAACTCTTTAGGTGGTATAGCTAGTGTACATGTATACGAAAGAGAAGATAAGGGGGACGAATACCGTGTTAGCGTGAAAATCAAAGAATGCCCTTTCAGTCTTGAAAGAAAAGCTTCTGAATGGAGTAAAACTACTATATCTAGATATATAGTAGATGTGACCCGTGTAGAAGATTGTGAATGTGTCTGCATTAAGGTATCTAATGAGGATGAATTGTATGTCACTGACGATTATATAGTAACTCACAACACCACACTGGCGTTAAGCTCTCCCCAGCCACTACTCCTGGACTTTGACGGTGGCGTTCACCGTGTGAATGCAGCCCACCGTGTAGACACCGTACAAATTTCCAAATGGGAAGAGGTGGATGAAGTTCTTACGAGCGGAGAAATTGCCGAATACAAGACCATCGTTATTGATACGGCAGGAAAAATGTTATCCTTCATGGATAAATATATAATGAAAAACAATCCCAAAATGAAGAAAGCGGATGGCACACTGTCCCTGCAAGGATATGGAGTACGAAAGAATATGTTCATCAACTTCGTAAACCAAGTCACACTAATGGGTAAATCAGTAATATTCGTAGCCCATGAACGCGAGGAAAAGAACGGAGAGGACAAACAGATACGCCCGGAAATCGGAGGTTCTTCTGCCGGTGACCTGATTAAAGAGCTTGATCTTGTAGGCTATATGGAAGCCATAGGTAAGGACAGAACCATCTCTTTTGATCCGTGCGAGAAATTCTACGGTAAAAATACCTGCAATCTTCCGGCACGCATAAAGATACCAGTTATCATTAATGCAGAAGGTACAATCACCGGACCGAACGACTTTATGACAAAGATTGTAAACACTTATCAGACCTATCAGGAAAAACAGGCAGAACTGTCCTCCGAATATGAAGGTCTTATGGAAGTTATCAAGGAACAGATAGCCATGGTAGCGGATGCGGACACGGCCAACGAAGTGAAACAATCACTGGAGAGCCTGCAGCATATCTTTGACAGCAAATTACAAGCAGGTATGCTACTGAATAAAAGATGCAAGGAATTAGGGTTGAAATTCGACAAAGTCAAAAAAATATATGAAGCAGCCTAGTTATAGAATCTATCCCTCATTACTTGACAAATTCGACAAGTATCTGAGAGCTGATGAAGAAGTGGAAAACTTCTGGAACATTGATAATGAAACCGGAGAGTATAAACGCTCTCCGGAAGAAATCGAAGAGAGCCTGAAGCAAGACCTTCTGGATGCTATCAACCGTGTACCGTTTGAGAGTGAAGCAGCCGACAAGGGAACAGCCTTCAATGCTATCATTGACTGCTATGTCCATTGCGAGAATCACGTGCCGACAGAGCGTTCCCCCTACTCCATCATTGGCGATAAGGAAACCAATACCATACAAGTAGCTTTCCCCGCAACGGATATCGCACCTGCACGGCATTTCCTTTTCGACAGACAATGGTGTATAGAACAGGCAGAGTATTTCAAAGGCTCATTAAGTCAGGTCTATGTATCCGCCATTCTTCCTACCCAGTACGGAAATGTGGAGTTATACGGATTTATCGACGAACTCCGAAAGGATGTTGTTTATGACATAAAATCCACATCTAAATACGAGTTCGGCAAATACGCCCACGGGTGGCAGCGCCATGTCTACCCTTATTGCCTAATTGCTTCCGGTCAGATGGAAAACATAAAGGCATTTGAGTTTACGGCTTATGCGCTGAAAGGCGGTACCAGCCGCACACCGCTTATCAGTGGTACGCAATATCCGGAATATTATACTTACAATCACGAACAGACAGTGAAACTGCTCACGGCACACGTAGAACATTTCATAGAGTTTTTGGAAGCTAATAGAGAATCTATCACGGACAAGAAGATTTTCGGACTGGAATAATGGCACAAGAAGCTATCCTTATAAAAGAAAAAGGTGTGGTAACACTGAACAAGTCCTTTGATTTCATGTGCTCGCAGCTCCGTAACGGTCGTTACAGGTTAATTATCGAACGTTACACAGAGCCGCGCACATTAAGTCAAAACGCCCTGATGTGGCTTTGGTTTACCTGTATCGAACAGGAAACAGGAACGGACAAACAGGACGTACACGATTATTACTGCAACCTATATCTACGAAGGACAACCATTATCAAAGGAAAAGAAACGGTCATAGCCGGAAGCACATCGAAACTGAACACACTGCAAATGACGGACTTTTTGAATAAGGTCAAAGCAGATGCAGCCACGGAACTGGGAATAACACTTCCCCTTCCGGAAGACCGTTATTATAACGAATTTGTCAACGAATATAAATATAGAAGATAATGAAGATCATAAAAGCTAAAATCACCAAGGACAGTACCTTGGTGGCCACCTACAAGGATGAGAATGGTACAACCACCGTAGAAGGCAAGAACCTGGTAACATCAGACCTTATCAATGCGTTCAGCAAGCTGAATCCCCACGCCGCTTTGCTTACAGAACAGAAAGAAGTGGACGGTATAGAATCAGTAGATGAAGTGCCTGATATCATAGGACAGGTGCTTGACGTTACAGGGTATTCCATTGGCGGAGATGGAGATAATGAAGGGGTTACTCTGATAGCCAAACGTTTTCTCAAAACAGGAAAAGTTCTGAACCTATGCGCTCCGTTCACCATGTTCAATAATGAGAATGAATCGTATATCAATGCCTTCGAGCTGGAGCAGGAAATCCAATCCTGTGAGTTCGAAGTCAAAGAGTATCTGTTCAACAAAAAATGGCGAATTGTACAACAGGAACTTCCGTTTGAGGAAGACACGGCGAACGCAGACGTACAACCGGACGCCATTCCAGAAGCCGGTACAGACTTCAATCAAGAGGTTGCGGAATTCCAGCAGGCTATGAATGATGCAGGGGTTGACATAATAATGAACGGAAAGAAAATTAAATCACGTAAACCACGTAAAGTCAAACAACTTGCATCATGATACCGCCGTCCCCATTTTGCGTAACTACTACCCCCAACTGCTTCAAACTAGCCTTCCCATATCATCCAAGATTAGTGGAGCTAGTCAAACGGATTCCAAGTGTAAAACAGAATATCCGGGCAGCCTATATCGCTGACGAAAAAGCTTGGAAGGTATCTCTACAAGATAAGGAATACGTGAGGATGATGGCAGATTGGGCGGTACAGACAAAGATATGCAGCCGGGTACAGCACAAAGTGACAACAAGAGAGTATAATGACTATACTATTCCCGACCTTCCAAAACTTACGGTTCCACACGGATTGCTGTTGGAACCGTACGAATATCAGAAAGAAGGCATCGCTTATGCGCTACAGCACAAGCGGTGCATATTCGGGGACCAACCGGGACTGGGAAAGACATTACAGGCAATAGGCACGGTTACGATAGCAAAAGCGTATCCGTGCCTTGTCATTTGTCCGGCCGCATTGAAAATAAACTGGCAACGGGAATTTAAGAAATTTGCCGGAAAAAATGCCATGATTCTGGATGATCGCAATAAAGCCAGCTGGCACCGTTTCTTTGAGACTAAATGCTGCAACATATTCATAACAAATTATGAATCACTGAAAAAGTTTTTTGTACTTAAAGTAAAGGAGGATGCACGGTTTACCATGAAATCCATTGAGTTTGACCCGCGAATATCGTTATTCAAATCCGTAGTCATTGACGAATCACACAAGTGCAAATCCACCAAGACCCAGCAATCCAAGTTCGTAGAAGGAATATGTAAAGGCAAAGAATATATCTTGGAACTGACGGGAACCCCAGTAGTGAACAACAATACAGACCTTATACAACAACTCAAGATAATGGGACGATTAGAGGATTTCGGAGGATACAAGTATTTCGTAGAGAGGTTCTGCGATGGACCTAAACAGTCAAGCAATGTGAAAGAACTGAACTGGAGGTTATCATCGACCTGCTTCTTCCGGCGCGAAAAGGCCAAGGTACTCACTCAGTTGCCGGACAAGTCACGCCAATATATAGAGGTGGACATATCCAATCGCAAAGAATACGACAAAGCGGAAGCCGACCTGATACAGTATCTCCGAACTTACAAGAATGCGGACGATGAAAAGGTGGCCAAGGCATTAAGAGGCGAGGTAATGGTGAAAATGGGAATATTGAAAGCCATATCAGCCAGGGGAAAAATCAAAGTCTTTTCCGAATTCATCCATGACGTGATTGACGGAGGTGAGAAACTGATAGTCTTTGCTTACCTGAAAGAAGTAGTACAGGAATTAAAGAAGATATTCCCTGAAGCTGTCACCGTTACAGGCGAAGACAATGCTACTCAAAAACAGACAGCGGTAGACCGCTTCCAAAACGACCCTTCTTGCAAGCTGATCATCCTTAACTACAAATCAGGAGGTACAGGTCTTACATTGACAGCTTCCAGCCGTGTGGCGTTTATCGAGTTCCCATGGACTTTCTCCGATTGTGAGCAGGCAGAAGACCGAGCACATCGGAACGGACAGAAGAACAACGTAAACTGTTACTACTATCTTGGAAAGGATACTATCGACAAATATATGTATGATGTCATTCAGACCAAAAAAGGAATAGCCAACGGAGTGACAGGGACGGATGATGTGGTTAAGGAGAATGTGGTAGATATGGCAATGAACCTATTCAACGGAAGAATATGAGGAAACAGACAACACCATTATCAGAAAGCCAAATACAACATGATTGTTTGGTATGGTTCCGGTTACAATATCCCAAACTGGCTCGTATGCTTTTTGCAGTGCCCAACGGTGGCAAACGTGATGCCAAGACAGGAGCACGGATGAAGTATGAAGGAGCAGTGAGAGGTGTAGCAGACTTGATTTTGCTCATACCCAAAAAGGGATGGGCTTCCCTCTGTATAGAGATGAAGACACCGAAGGGTACACAGAGCGAGCACCAACGAACGTGGCAGACAGAAGCAGAGAGATACCAAAACAAGTATGTTATCTGCCATTCACTACAGGAGTTCATAAACGAAGTAAATTCTTACCTACAATGACTTATATAGATTACGTAAACCAATTTTGGAAGACACATCAGAGTGTAGCATTTTCCTCGAACGAAGTTTATTTGTACTTCTTCCTTTTGAACGAGTGCAATAGTCGGGGTTGGGAGAATCCGTTTGAGTGTCCCAACAGACGAATCGTCCTCGCAACCGGTATATCAGAACCAACCGTAATTGAAGTCAGGAACAGATTACAGCAAAAAGGTTTACTACAGTTTGAGTCAGGTAAGAAAAATGCGAAATCGCCCGTTTATTACTTAAATGATTTAAGTAAACCCTTAAGTAAACTCTTAAGTAATGACTTAAGTAAACCTTTAAGTAAAAAGGCTAACATTAATATAAGACTTAAGAGTAAAGATAATAATAACTCTAGCGAGTTATTTAAGCCCGAGCAGGAAAAACCTAAAAAGAAGCCTTCAAAACCAAAAACCGAATTTATAGCCCCTACCCTGGAACAGGTGAAAGATTACTTCCGTGACAAGCTCCCGGACTGGGAGCAGCAGGCGGAGATATTCTTCTACCACTTCGATGCGCTAAGCTGGAAAAACACCAACGGGGCTAAAATTGAACGATGGGACAGCCGGGCTAACCTTTGGATAATCGAAAAAAGACTTCAAAATGGAAACAAGCCTACAAAAACAGATCACTGTGATAATGTCCCCAGGACAGATACCTCAATCCAGGAAAAAGCCGGAGACACTGACACCGCTCCAGCAGACCTTGAGAAATGGATCAACAGCCTCCCAATTGGTTGACAACTGGTCCGGCACGCAAGCCCAGCTGAATTGTAACCTGACATTAGCACAAGCAATCAGGATTGAGGGTATTCCCACCCTTGCGGACATCAATGTTGTCTTCGGCAACGCCACATCAGTCAGGATTATCACAGAGCACCTGCAATCAATCCTCCGATACGCAGGCATTGATATCGCACCTCAACAACTTGCCGAAACGGCGCTAAGCATATTGGCCAGCTATTATTTTCTCAATCTGGCCGAGCTTTGCATATTCTTCACACAGCTTAAAAACGGAAGCCGTGGACAGTTCGTCTGGGGAAACAGGATAAACAACCAGTCCATTATGGTAGCCCTATCGGACTTTTGCAGGGATAGAAGAGACGAGCACGTCAAACTGTCCAATGAAACCGCCATGAAACAATCCCAAAAAGGTTTCACCCGGATAGAAGATGCAGCGTGCGCCATGATTGAGGGAGTAAAAAACATTCAGGAGCTCAAAAAAAAGGCTAAAAACGATTTCAGCGCCTTCACAGAACTTTTTCCTAACGTTCCCAATAACCATACTGCCTACACCTATTGGAAGGCATACGGGGGAAATGAGGATGCAATACGGGCTATATACGGAGATAATGCACCACCTCCCAATATAGCAAGCGACGATATAGGAAAATTCTTATGCGAGTATAACATCAGAATCAATCACAAATAAATATTATCAACCACTTCAAAATTAAGTAACCATGGCAAGTAATGAAAGTTTCAAACAGGCAATCAAAGCCTATCTGGACAAACGGGCGGAAGAAGATTCACTGTTCGCCCCCAAATATGCGAATGAGAAGAAAAGTATTGATGAATGCTGTAGTTATATCATGGGTGAGGCCAGGAAGCGTGGTAACGCCATAGCGATTTCAGACGAGGAGGTCTACGGGATGGCAGTGCACTACTATGATGAAGACGATATCAAAATAAACCGGCTGCCTGCCGGAGAGAAAACGTCCGTATCATCCTCCGCCAAACCTGTGGAACTCACCGAAGAAGATAAGAAAGCGGCACGTGACAAAGCAATCGCACAGCTAGCGGAAGAACAATACCAGACACTCAGGAAGAAAAACGTCCGAAAGAAAGCGGATGATAATGTCCAACAAATGAGCCTGTTCTAATCATGAAACCGAGAACGAAACTTGAGAAACGTGTAACCGGACTAAGCGGTAAACTGTCCGCCGTTACCGAAGTACAAAAAGAATGGGCGAAAGAACATATATTCACCCACGAAGCATATAGGTGCAAGGATGAGCTATGGTGTTCCGAGTGCGGCGGAACATGGATAGACACAAGCAATAGCGAGCTGGGAACCACCCTGCTCGGTGATACGACCGAATGCCCGTACTGCCACCACAAACTGGACGTAAAGGTCAGCCGGAAACGAAAAGTCGAGGAAGAAAAGTACATGTCCATCTTACAGACCGCCGGAGAGTTCCAGATCATAAGACATATACTATGCTGCAAGTACGCCAGAAAAAGGAATTTTGATTTGAACAGCAGACAGGATTATATTCACTATGCTTTCTTTGAAGTGGTTCAGGAATGGATCACCGTCGAGGGGAAACGCACCATCATGGCAAAACCGATGAATATGGGAAGCAGCGGATGGATATATTCGGAACCACTGAGCATAAAGGGTGAATACGGCAGTTACAGCTGGAATTATCGTGGAGACCTATATGCGATATGGGGATGGATATATCCAAGAAAGAAACTGATCCCGGAATTGAGAAAGCGGGGAATCGGGAAACGGTTCCCCGATGTACCCCCCTCAAAACTTGTACGAGACCTTCTGAAAGGTGGCAATGATGCGGAATTATGTATCAAGACCGGACAGACGGATATGTTAAAGCACATGTACAAAACGGGCTATTACCAACTCCGATATAAACCGTCCTTCAACATCTGCAACCGCAACCGTTATATAATCAGAGATGCAAGCATGTGGAATGACCATATAAGCCTGCTGTCCTATTTCCACAAGGATCTGCATAACGCCAAATACGTATGTCCCAAAAATTTAAAAGCCGAGCACGACAGATTACTAAGAAAGAAAAATGAAATTGAGGCAAGGCAAAGAAGGGAAAGGGACAGAATAAAGGCTATCCAAAAAGAAAAGCAGCTCAAGGAGGATATAGCATCATTCTACAACCGGATGGAAAGATTCTTCGGCATGGAAATCAAAGGCGACGGTATAACCATCCGTCCGCTTGAAAGCGTAACCCAGTTCTACAAGGAGGGCAAAGTCATGCACCATTGTGTATACGCCAACAGGTATTACAGACGCAGTGAATGTCTGATCATGACAGCCATAGTCGGAGAAAAACATGTGGAAACCATCGAAGTGAATCTTAAATCGTTTCAGATAGTACAGTCAAGAGCCGTATGCAACGGAACATCAGAGTATCATGACCGCATTATCCGGCTGGTGGAGAAGAACATGAGTTTAATCAAAAAAAGAATAGCATAATGAAAGATTATATAGAATTTTTAAAAGACAAGATGGCAATCAGCCATCAGACAGGATTTGAAGTTAAGGCTGATGAACTTACCCCGTACTTATATCCCCATGTGAAAGATACGGTACGTTGGGCTGTTTGCGGCGGTTGCAGGGCGATATTCTCCAGCTTCGGTATGCAGAAGACCGTAACCCAGTTGGAGATACTGCGGATAATCCTGAACCGCACAGGAGGCAAAGGGTTGATAGTTTGCCCCAAGCGTGTAGTAGTGGAGTTCCTGACACAGGCCGAAAAGCATCTGGGCATGAAAGTGACCTATGTACGTACTATGCAGGAGGTGAAGCAATGTCCGACCAATATCATGGTGACAAACTATGAGCGTGTCCGTGACGGCGAGGACGGAGTAAGAATAGAACCTTCTTACTTTACCGTTACCTCATTGGATGAAGCGAGCGTGTTACGTGGATTCGGAACCAAGACCTATCAGGAGTTTCTTCCTATGTTTGCAGAAGTTCCGTACAGGTTTGTTGCCACTGCCACACCGTCACCCAACAGATACAAGGAGCTGATACACTATGCCGGCTACCTTGGAGTGATGGATACCGGGCAGGCACTTACAAGGTTCTTCCAGCGTGACAGCACGAAGGCGAACAATCTTACCCTCTATCCCCACAAGGAGAAGGAATTCTGGTTATGGGTAAGTACATGGGCGTTGTTCCTCACCAAACCGTCTGATTTAGGTTATCCCGATACAGGATATGAGTTACCAGAGTTACGGGTACATGAAGAAGTCGTGAGTGTGGATAATTCCACTGCCGGAGCCGACCGTGACGGGCAGGTGAAAATGTTCCGTGAGGCTGCTCTCGGTCTGGCTGATGCTGCAAAGGAACGCCGGGACAACATGCAGGAAAAGATTGCCCGTGTGGTGGAGATAATCAATCGCCCGGAAAACAAGGATGACCATTTCCTTTTATGGCATGACTTGGAGGCTGAACGTGAGGCACTCTGCAAGGCAATTCCCGGATGTAAGGCTGTGTATGGCTCGCAAGATGATGATGAAGCCGACAGGGTGATAGCGGATTTCAAAGACGGCCGTCTGAAATATCTGGCCGCCAAACCTGAAATGCTTGGTGAGGGTTTGAACTTCCAGTACCACTGCCACAAGGCAATCATGTTTATTGACTACCGTTTCAACGACAAGTTCCAAGCGATAGCCCGTATCTACCGTTTCATGCAGCAGCATCCCGTAGAGCTTTACTTGGTGTATGCCGAAAGCGAAGGTGAAATATTCAAATCATTCATGCAGAAGTGGGCGCAACACCGCCAGATGGTAGCCAAGATGACCGATATAGTCCGCAAGAACGGTTTGTTCGGTTTGCAGGCAGAGGAAAAGATGATGCGGTGGATGTTTGCCAGCAGGGAAGAAAAGTCCGGCAAACTGTGGAAAGCTATCAATAATGACAATGTACTTGAATGTCAGAAGATGGAAGATAATTCGGTAGACCTGATTGTAACCAGTATCCCGTTCTCCAACCACTACGAATATACGCCTACCTACAACGACTTCGGGCATAATGAAGACAACGGCAAGTTCTTTGAGCAGATGGACTATCTCACCCCGGAGCTTATGCGTATTTTAAAGCCCGGCCGGTTGGCCTGCATCCATGTAAAGGACCGTGTACTGTTCGGCAACGCTACGGGTGACGGTATGCCCACCATCGACCCGTTCAGCGAAATGACAGTGTTCCATTATCTGAAGCACGGGTTCCGCTACATGGGGCGTATTACAGTGGATACGGATGTGGTGAGGGAGAACAACCAGACTTATCGGCTTGGATATACAGAGATGTGCAAGGACGGTTCAAAGATGGGTATCGGTTGCCCGGAATATGTTCTTCTCTTCCGAAAGTTGCCTTCTGATACCTCACGAGCCTATGCTGATTTGCCGGTGACAAAGAATAAGAGTGAATACTCGCTTGCCCGTTGGCAGATAGATGCCCATGCAAGTTGGAAATCTTCTGGTAACTCTCTATTGAGCTATGAGGACATGAAAGGAGCCGGAATAGATAAGATACGCCATCTGTTCAGGAACTACGAACGTGAACATATATATAACTACGAGGAACATGTATCATTCGCTGAAGAATTGGAAATATACGGAAAGCTGCCTAAAACATTTATGGCCGTTGACCCTGTAAGCAAGAAAGATTGGATATGGGATGATGTCACCCGTATGCGCACGCTCAATACCAAGCAGTCACAGAAGAAACGGCAGAACCACATCTGCCCTTTACAGCTCGATATCGTTGAAAGACTGATTGAACGGTATTCAAACAAGGGTGAGTTGGTGTTTGACCCCTTCGGAGGTATCGGCACAGTACCTTATTGTGCCATCAGACTGAAACGTAAGGGATTATCTACTGAACTAAATTATGACTATTGGAAAGACAGTCTTTCATATCTGTATGAGGCGGAGATGGAAGTTAGCGCACCCACATTGTTTGATTTGATGGACAGTGCCGTATGAACATCTATCATACAGAACCTAGATTCGACTGCGAGAAATTCGCTCCATGCGGGCGCATCTCCCTGCACAAATGCCGGAAGTACAAAGGCAGACTGGATGAATGCAGGGGATGTACGCTTGTACACCGTAAAGCCAAGACGGTTGCCGGTACGGAAGCCGGAAGAAAGGTTTGTCCGCATTGCGGACGTTCCCTTCCGCTCCACCGGTTTTATAACAGGACTGTCAGATGTGGGGATAAGGAATACCGATGTCTCACCTCCTGGTGCAAGATGTGTATGAGTGAAGTCGCAGCGGAAAGAAATCGTAATAATTAATTTAAAAATCCAATGAAAAACGTAACGAAAATAGCCAAGAAGTCCGCAGGGCTTAGCCAAAAATGCTCGATTTGCCCACTTATGCAAAGATGCACTTTAGAAATCCATAGAGCCTGTTTTGACAGCTTTGTAGAGGGTTTCAAGAAAGGGGCCAGAGCTGCTGAAAAAGAAATAAACAAGAAATTCAAATCAAATTAAAAAGGAATAAAATTATGAAAACATTAACTGTTGGAGAGCTTATAGAAAAGCTTAAAAAAATGCCTAAATCAGCCAATGTATTTATGCTCACAGATAGAACAGAATCAAACTGGGATGAAGAGAACGCTAAATTTATACGTGTTCACGGGATTGAATATGTAGAAAAAGAAACTGTATATCCTGATGATGGATTTACGGATAGTGTGGAACTTAATGTCTTACTTGAAATAGAGGAGGATGAAATATGACAAAAGAAGAGGTTCTTAAATTGGAGAGTGAAGATAATAGAATAATCAACTGCACAGGCAATAAAATTGAATTTGCCAACGGAGACGTTTATGCCATGAGTTCACCAGGTAGATTGTTTTACAAGGTGAAATGCTTTGTACTTTAATTCAAAACAGGAAAGAAAGGAGGTAAACCGAGCCTCTGAAAATCGGTAGTTGTTCTTTGACGTATTGGATTTACCGATTAATTTTTTAGTTAAAATGTGACTTTATGGTTAATAATGTGCATAATCTTGGAAACAAAACATTTAATTTACTGTTTTATTTTTATATTTGCATTATAATTTAAATATGGAGGTAATATGTGCATATTAAAAGAAGTGGGACGTTTTATTAAAAATGGAGCTTCTACATTTCGTGATGCCTCTCAAGGGCATTATAAGCAGAACTCCGAAGCTATTTCTGAAATTAGGAAAGAAATTCTAGAAAAAGACAGAAATAGGAATGATGATAAGAGAAATCTTATGGAAGACAGAAAAAATATTGAAGGGGATGTACGCAGATCTTTCAATGAAATTGCATTAAAAAATGGGTAAACAAGAACTAAAACAGCGAGAAACACAAGTTGCAACAGGCGATGGAGTTGGAAAACAATTAGAGCAGACTTTTACTGTTGATGACAATTGCCTACCTTCACCTCAAGAATTAGCTGCATATAAGAGTATTGATCCTAGAATTGTCGATTATCTTATTAATGCCTCTGTAAAAGAGCAAGCGCACCGACATAAAATGGATAGCAATAAATTGAATCTGATTAGAAAAGCTGATAGAAGAGATGGAAGAATGAATTGGTGGGGAATGTTTTTCGCATTTCTAGCTATAGTTGTAATGATAGTTCTTGCTGGTTATGCTCTTTATTTAGACAAACCTTGGTTTGCTGGGATTATGGGTGCTAGTACACTTGTATCCGTAGCATCTATTTTTATTAAAAGTAATGATAATAAAAGCAAACCATATGGTAATACCAAGAAATAATTAAAATTATTAAGACTAAAGTTAGGCGGTAAATTCAATTCTACCGCCTTTTTTGTGCCTGGGCGGATAGTTCAGGCATTTTTTATTTTAATCATAACGATATAGAAAGGAACTAATATGAAAAGTCAATTTATTCAAGACGTAGAGGCATTTGCTAAAGAAATGGCAGTACGCCTACCTAAGACTCATGAAGGTGGAATTATAATAATGGCTACCGATAACAATGACATAGCGAAGTGTATTATAGCCAGACCATCGCATCTAAAAGAATTAGTTGAGCACATGCTAACTGATGAAAAAATACAAAGCGATATTTTGGAAATCATATCAGAATACGATAGTGAATAACCCTCAAAACAGGAACAGAAATGAAAAAGACTTTTAAACAATGGGCTAAACAGGATAAAGATTTGGATGTTTTTTGTGCCCAGGTGATTATATTGACGAAAGGTTATACAACTACATAGCGGATATCATACCTCCTGCATATTGCTCAAGAGACCTTATGCAAAGATGCGATGCCATTAAAAATGAAGGCGATGTATTATATTACATCACAGTGTACAGAACCGATGATAATCAGTACTTATATCTCGGTGTTTTACCAGAATTTAAACAGATTAGAAAATAGTAATTATTGCATGGACATAATGATTCTATTCTGAGACAACCTATGAGTATCTGTTGAAACACATACAAAACATTTTTTTGTGTCGTTAGTACTCAAGTGCCCCACAGAATGATTATCTTTAAATAATATCCCTTCCCTGTTAGTATAAGCAGATAGAATCCTAATGGATATACTATTGATATCTAAGTCTTTAAAATCTGGTAATCGATAAGATATCGTTATGCTTTTTTGCCCTTTTTCAAAAAGGGTAAATGGAGTTATCCCATCACAAATGGATGCATGGTTTTCCTTACTATAATGTCCCAGACTATTTGTATCTAATAAAATAGATGCATTGGTGATAGTAGCAGTTTGATTTCCTATGTTTGTATAAAGAAGACAAACTTTTAATTCGTTATTTTCAATTAGAGCACCAGATATAGTTAAAGCAATCCCTTCCGTTTTCTTAAAATATTGTCTATAGCAATTATAGACAGTAACCGATACAGCGATGATAGATAAAAATAAAGATACAATATCCATAATTACGAGTTTTTGCAAACTTACTAATAAAAACTAACATTCTAATAATAAAATGCAAAAAAATAAGTGGAATAAAGAAGAAAGGAGAATAACCATGACCGAAGAACTTGTAACATTGGAAACAGCAAAGATGCTGAAAGAGAAAGGGTTTAATTGGAAGTGTGAACACACAATAAGTTGCGATAATATTATTAGAAGATACGACATTCCGCAAAGTATGTCATGTTGTACGGAAATAGATAACGAACCAGTTGAATTTTTGTGTCCAGTGTTGTATGTTGCCCAAAAGTGGCTTCGTGAAACTAAGAACCTGCATATCGAAATATCCTATATGTATGGAAATTATTGGATATATGATATACTAACAATTCCTAACCATGATTTAGTAGGATTGTCTGACAGACCTATTATCCGTTATAATACCTACGAGGAAGCACTTGAATCTGGATTACAGGAAGCATTAAAACTTATATGATTATGAAAACAATATTATTTACAATTATATTTATTATCGCCCTATTATGGGTTGGAGATCTCACAATTACATTTAAGCCGTTTTCTATATCACTTCCCGGTTGGTATAAGCCTGTAGGTATCATCCTGTTTGTGTTGGCAATGGCGGTATATAACATTGGAGAATACGCTAAAGGGTATAAGCATGGTTTCGATGATGGGATAAAAAAATGTGTTGAAATACTTAAAAAGAAAAATCCATGAGCAAACTATATAAAGTAACCATTTTCGGGGAATCATTCCTAATCGGGTGGTTCCCTTTCTCTTCACACTGGTATAACAAGCTAAAGATAATCAAATGATAGTACGTCATTTTATAAAAGTTCCGGTCCAAGAGTAGCACTTAGTACTATTTCCGACAACCATGCAGATGTCGTGTTTCTGTATCAGAATTATGGGGATTTCAGCGGGGATATAGAGTATCTTTATACCGAAATCGTAAATCGGTTAAGAATCAAAGGGCTAATCAATTAATGAGCCGGGGCTTAGTGCTCCGGCTTAATTTTTGTTTGGATTTGTTTTGCGATGGATTGCGTATCAGTTATTAAGGATTTAAGTTCTTCATTAGTTATATTGATATAACCTCCATCTTTTTTTCTACCATTTCTATGTGCTAATAAATTCCTATAATAGAAGTGTTTTTTCATTTTCCCATTTGTGTCGATTATAGAAACTTTAAATAATTCTTTGAGTATATCTTTTATAGTATCAATGTTACTATAAGATGTCCTCATTACATATTCTATGACCTTTTGCTCCCATTGGGCAACAAGATTGTCTTCTTTTAATTTAGTCATTTCATCTTTTTTCTTGCATGGAGGAATTGAATTGAAAAAATTATTGAAACTTTCTTCGTCTTGGATTATTTTGGTTAAAATAATGTCACAAATAAATGTATCTAATGATGTAATGATATTAATATATGACAATTTATTGATGATATTTTGTTTTTGTTCGTCCAATCCTTTGATGTTAATTACACTTTGGATTTCATCAATTCTTTGCTTAAAATCATTATATGATCCGATAAAGTCTTTTTGGAAAAAATAAGCAAATGTATGTTGTGTTGTAAAGAATGTTTTTGCGTAATATTCATTAAAAATAGATTGGGGATGCTCATTGCTAATTTCAAGGTAAGGCTCTCCTGTTTCAGTTATAGTATTGGGTTCTATAATTTCAGAATTTTCAGGAGGGAGATCGTATGATGCCCCTGCATTCTTATATGCAAAAAATGGAGTCGTTATTAAGATTCCTCCATTGACATAAATCCTTTTTCCCATATGTTTTATTCTCCTTTCTTTATTTATAGTATTCTTTCCCTCGTATATTCTTATGTTCCGGCATACGTGGTTCTCCGTCAAAATGGATTTTACCTCCACAATGAGGGCAGATGATAGTGTCTGAATCATTCCTAAATAAGTCAGGAATTTCCACCTCTAAAGCGTCAGCTATATCAGCAAGCCTATCAACGCTGAATTTATTTCTTGCTATAGCTTGCGAAAAAGATACAGGCTGTATTCCCAATTTATCAGCCAATTGAGCTTGTGTAATGCCTCTCTCTTTACACAACTCTTTAATTCTTAATTCTGTATTTGCCATAAATTATGATTTTTGATGCAAAGATATATAATATAGTATATATGCGAAAGAAAAGTTTGATAATTATTTGTTTTAGCTATATTTTATGTGAATGAATATAAATTTAGTGTCTATGCTATATAAAATGTATTAAATATAGTATATATACATAATTTGCATTTGCTTATTTCGTATATATACTATACCTTTGCATCATCAGAAACGAAGTAATAACAATTAAAACATATAAGATATGAAAGCAACAGAATTTAAGAAAGGTCACTCAGTAGTCGTAACTACTAAAAATGGTAAGGTAGAAGGTACTATTTCAGGTGTTGATATGAATGTTTGCACTTTTGAAGTTGAATACTCTGTGGATTACCTAAAAGAGGGCAAAACATGGACTATGATTTGTGTGCCTGCAAGAGCGATAGAATTAGCATAAGTTTAATCAGCAGGGCGAAAGCCCTGCGCAATATAGAAGATTATGAAGCGATATTACTTTGAGTTGTTAGATAGCGATTACAATGATTTAGGCGCATTGATACCCGATGGTAGTAGTAAGCAGTCGGCTATCAACCGAGCAAAAAGATGGATGGTTGCCAACGGCATAAAGTCAGCCCAGCTTAGTGTTAATAGCATGATTACAGATAACATTCTGCAAATTATAGATATAGAAATTGAATAGTTTAATCCGGTAATATAGAAGATTATGAACGTAAATGAAGTTACAGTAGGTTTGAGATATAGAGTATCAGGTGATTTGTCTAATGGTCGTCATTCAGACGGTACGCCACGCATATCGCACGATGATGTAGTAAGAGTAGTGAAAAGAATCACAGATACTCACGTTGTTTTAGAATGTGGACGTATGTTTATCATTAATGATAACCTCAAAATAGAGAAATTCTAAGTTTAATTCGGTAGCCTTCGGGCTACCACAATACGCACGATTATGAAAGCGGATTTAGTTTTAGTTATCAGTCCCGAATCCCCATTGATGAAGCAACTGGGCAAGGTATTGGGTAAGATGGTAACCCCTTATGACTTCTCTACTATAGAGAGGGGTGAAAAGTACATCACCATACAGCATGATGAAACAGGGCTTGTAGTGGCTTATACAAGTGAAGAAAGATTGAATGTAAAAATGAATTAAGAATGAAGAATGTATTAGAATCTTTGAAAGAAAGTGTCAAGAGTGGCAAAATCACAATCAGAGAGGCAGCTATAAAGCTGCATAAAGCAGGGTGGACGAGTTTTGTAGACGTGGATAAAACGAAACAATTACTTGAATTATGAACTCAATTAACGACGAAAGAGGTTGCAGCGTATGCCAACCCGGTAAAGAGAATTACACTACCTACACAACAAAGTTAGGCAGAAAGAGAGTGAGAATGTACCAGTACGATTACCGTACTGAAAGTGGTGAACTCTTTGCTTGTTGTGCGCCTACCTTAGAGGCGTGTAGAGAAAGACGGGATAAATGGTTGGACGCTAAAAATAAATCAGTATGTTGACAATAGAAATACCAAAATCAAATAGAAGAAAATCCGAGGAAGACGCACTTGTATCTTTCATCCTCTCGGAAATCAAAGAGAAAGGTGAATGTGTTTACTTTCATTATGGCGTAGGATGGGGAAATAACTGGCCTCATTGTTGGGCAAAAAATACTGGAAGTGACGCTAAGGACAGACACCAAATTTCGGAGTTGGCGCACGATAATGTCATAAGAGCATTTATAAACAAGGGCTATTCTGTCGAGTATAGAAGTGAAATAGCCGCCGGAAGATATGTGATTATCAGAGGATAGCTACAATGGAAATGAAAACGAAAACAAGTAAAGTCACGTTTCTACTCCGTTCCAAAAATCTGCAAAAAGCATTATCTATCTTTCCCACTTTTCATATTAACGTTCATCAAAGAAGAATGCAAGACTTTACAGGTTACCAGTGAAATACTTTCCTGTAATTCTTTATCTTACCAGCAATTCGGCATTGATATCAACAAAGGAATTATAACACACATAACAAAGTATTGACAAGCCGTGTCAGTACTTTGTTTTCCTCATTTTTCCCCTTAGCTCCCTTATTAAGTACCTTCGTTTCTGTAACGCAAAAAAAGCAATTATGGAAATTATTTACAGAAAACTAGAGGAACTGAAGAAACTGGAAAACAATCCAAGAACTATTTCGGATGAACAGCTAGACAAACTTAAAGAGTCAATCCGAAACAATCCGGATTATTTCGAAGCCCGACCGATCATCCTGTCAGACCGTACTGGCGAATTGATCATTATAGCCGGAAACCAAAGGTATGATGCCTGTATATCGCTAGGTATGCAACAAGTACCGACCGTTCTTATTCCCAACCTGACCGAGGAAAGGGAACGTGAGCTAATCATACGTGATAACGTTAACAACGGACAATGGGACATAACCAAGTTGTTTGACTGGGATTGTAACGAGTTGCTTAATTGGGGTATGGAAGGCATCAGCTTTCCTGATCCGACAGATTTTTCAGAAGATATAGAAGACAGTCATAATGTACTCAAGAACGCAAACTATGAAGCCGGAGCTCATATCAAATATTTAGTATTTGAGGGGTATAAGATTCCAGTCAGTGAAAGCGAACTGGAAGCACTGAAAGCACGGGCTTCTGAATATTTGGATGAGAACGGTGTAATGGTTGGTTTTGTTAATAATCTACTTGGCTTATGATGGAATACATAGACATATCAATATTGAACCCGGCAGAATATAACCCACGCCTGCTCACTAATGAAGCACAAGAAGATTTAAAAAAATCCATCAAGGAATTAGGCATTATCAAACCGATCATCATACGTCAATCGGATAAACGTATCATGGCAGGACACCAACGTACAAAGACAATGAAGCTGCTTGGGTATACCCATGTTCCAGCCTTTATTCTTGATGGTGTAAACTCCACCGATGAAGTAAGGTTCAACCAACTTCACAACTATGCGGAATGTGAGTTGTCGGAAATCCAACCAGAAATCAATGTAAGTCTTCCTAAAGGAACAGAAGGATTTTATACTGTATCCAACAAAGATATCTCCATTCTTTCCAAAGGAGGAAACAACTCACGTGTTGTTGACCTTACGAAAATGATTCTCCGTTACGGCCAGTTTGCAAATGCCGTATGTGACCATACCGGGAAAGTGATCATCTCAACAGTATATGCCAAAACGGTAAAACTATTAGGTATGGACCTACTTGTATATGTCCTTCCAGAAGGGAAAGAAGAAATCGCGCTCAAATACTTCTCTAAGGAATATGGAGTGTTCGAGTATTCCCATCTGGAACGAAAGACCTATATACAGTCTTTTGCCCAAAAGGCACGGCTACGGCAAAAGAACGGGGTTCCAAGCAAGCGTAGCCATTCAACGTTGTATGAAACGCAGGTTATACCATACATCACCAAGGATATGCGCATACTCGATTTCGGTGCCGGACAAAAGGATTACGCAACCATACTGAAGAAAAAAGGCTATCTCATTGACGCCATTGAATTCTTCCACCGCAAAGATGGAGCGGACATCATTGATGAAAAGGAAATCAGGCAAGACTGTGCTTCCATATGCAAGACCTTGTCGGACTACGGGCTGTACGATGTGGTTGTGTGCGATAGCGTGTTGAACTCTGTAAACTCAGAAGAGGATGAAAATAATGTCTTACTTTCGTTATCAGCATTATGCAAGCCCGGAGGAATGATATTCTGGTCTGGCATTCCGCTGCTGTTCGCCCAGAAATCATCTGAACGCAAGGAAACACACGACCATCGTTCTAAAGCCGTATTTCTTGACGCAAAGAACTTCACAGCCAACTTCCGTTTTGGTGAATGGTACTTCCAGCATTATCATTCCACAGCTGACATCGTCAGATTAAACACAGCTTACATCGGAAAGGATTTTAACATATTCGATAAAGGAATGAAGATAAGCCCAGAAAAAGAGTTAAGAGGTTCGTCATTTCAAGTAGCATCAACCAACGGAAGGAGCGCAAGTAAGAGTGATTATCTGAAAGCGTTGCAATATGAATTCACACTTCCTCTTCCCAATAATCGCAAATGGGATCTGGACAAAGAAATTATACCAATCTTTAAAACACTATAAACAATGGCAGCACCTAAAGGAAATCAGTTTTGGATGTTACGCAGCAAGCATGGCAGGGATAAACTCTTCGCCACGCCTGAAGCGTTATGGGAGGCGGCGTGCGAATATTTCCAATGGTGTGATGAAAACCCATGGACAACAAGAAAGGCTATACAACGTACCATGCCTGTTAGACGCAAAAAAGGTAAAAGAACAGAAACTGTTAATGAACAGCAAACACAACAAGAAGTTTCACCTACACAGCGCCCCTACTCTCTCACCGGATTATGTATCTATCTAGGTACTTCATCACGTTGGTGGAGTAGCTTCAGAAGTGAATGCATGAAAAAAAATGATGAAGATTTTTTGCACGTCATCGCGCGGGTGGAAGAAACCATCGAGACTCAACAATTTGAAGGAGCCTGTGTTGGCGCTTTCAATGCAAACATTATAGCCCGAAAGCTAGGGTTGTCCGACAAACAGGAAGTGGATCATACAACACAAGGCAAACCCTTCAACGGATTTGACTTTCTTCCCTATACTCCCGAAGCTGACAAATTGAAGTGATATGGAGCAAAAGGTTAACTTAAAACAGCGATTGGCATACAATTTTCTTCGTGACAGCAAAACGAAATTTTTATTGTATGGTGGTGCCGGAGGTGGTGGTAAATCATGGCTAGGCTGTGAATGGCTGATGCAATGTGCCTACTATCTTCCCGGTACTCGCTGGTTTGTTGGCCGAAATAATTTGAAGGATAGCCGTGAGTCCGTTACCGTGACCTTCAATAAGGTAGCATCTTCTCACAGCTTCACGGCATACAAGACAACAAATGAAGGGATAGCCTTCGACAACGGAAGTGAAATCGTTTATATTGACTTGACGTATTATCCGGTGAAAGATTCGATGTATGAACGATTGGGGTCTAAGGAATATACAGGAGGATGGATAGAGGAAGCTGGTGAAGTGCACTACCTTGCCTTCGAAGTCTTGAAAACCCGTATCGGCCGCCACATGAACGATGTATACCATGTACCCGGAAAGATACTTATCACCTGCAACCCGAAGAAAAACTGGCTATACCGTGAATTCTACAAGCCCTGGAAAGAGGACAAATTACAAGCTCCTTATGCATTTATCCAAGCTTTGGTGCAGGATAATCCTTGGGCAACAGAAGACTACATCGAAAGTCTTCGAAACACAAAAGACCGGGTAACAAAGGAACGCCTATATTTCGGCAATTGGGAGTATGATAATGACCCGACTGCCCTGTGTAACTACGACGCTATCTGTGACTTGTTCACGAATGAGTTCATTGCTCCTGCAGGTGAATCTACTGGTTCTGCAGACCTTGCAATGAAGGGACGAGACAGATTTATCGCCGGTCATTGGAAAGGGAATGTGTGTTTTATCAAACTGGATCAGGAATACAGTACTGGAAAATCCATTGAAACAGACCTAAAGCGGATGATGATAGAATGCTCTATTCCTCGTAGTAAGATGATTGCGGACTCTGACGGATTGGGGAACTATCTTGAAAGCTATCTGAACGGTATCAAGGAGTTTCATGGAGGAGCACGACCTATTAATCCTGAATTTGACAATTTGAAATCAGAGTGTGCCTTCAAACTGGCTGAGATGATTAACAATCGATTGCTTCGTATCGTATGCACGGAAGCACAGCGAGAACGGATCATTGAAGAATTGTCAGTTCTCAAACAAGCACATATTGATGCAGACACACGGAAGAAAGGAATAATCAGCAAAGAAAAAATGAAAGAAATATTAGGTCATTCCACAGATTACCTTGATATGCTGATAATGGCAATGATATTCCGCATCAAACCAACACCCAAACGACCAAAAGCAAAAATAGGAAAGATATGACAGTAAAAGAATTTTTGACAATAAGCAGCATTGCCACCGAACCCGAGGTCATTAGAACCAAGTTGGATGAACTGAGAAAACCTTATCAACTAGGGCAGTATAAGACACCAGATACCCTAAACGACATAAATATGGGAGAACTGATGCAACTGCAATCCATCGAAACAGAACACGATATCTTGTTCGTTCCCTGTACTGTACTGATGGGGCTGAGTAAACGTTATATATCCCAACTTCCAGCTAGCGATGTACTGGGATTCGTACAATGGGTGGCCAAAGAAGTTGAACGAATAAATAAACTATTCGCGTCGACTAATGTACCACCCACACCCGAAGAGAAGCAAGCAGGATCCGAATTGCTAAATTTTGGACCTTTCGGCATGATTGATTACTATGCGCAGCGCATGGGTATCACTGATCATGCAGAAGTAGACAGCGTGCCATGGGTCAGAGTATATAAATGTCTTGACATGGACGCCAAAAGAGTAAGATTCGAACGTAGATTAAGAAACATATTAAGTAAGAAGAAATGACGGTAGAGCAAAAAATTAAAAAGATAGTAGACTCCATGGAGGGTGTAAGTTACCTTTTTGACAACTGGCAAACAGCCAATATAAGACTGGACAAGATTAAATTGCCGGCAGTGCTTAATCTCCTTCCTGTAAGCGGAACTTTTAATCTAGGCAGACAGCAGTTAAGAGACTGCCCTAACTGTATGATGGCATTCATGGATAAAACCAAGTTCGATTTTGATGGCACAGAAAATGATGCAGTGATAGAAGGATGCAAGAATAAAGCCAAAGAATTCATATTGCTATTGAACAGGAGTGGGATGTTCAAAGAAATATCAGGAGATATCCCTTATTCTGTTTTCTATGACAAGCTGGATGTTAATGTAACCGGAATAGTTATCCAACTTAAGTTAGAAGAGATAATGGGTACTGTTATTTGCAACAAGAGCGTGAAAGAGATTGTATATGGCAGCAGAAACTAAAGCCGGAACCCTAAGAATAATAGGTGAAGAGCTGGAAGCGTTACGCAAGCGAATTATAGCCAACCATGAAGCAGCCGGACAAGTAGCCAGTGGAAGGACAAAGGGCAGTCTGAAAGTAGAAATGTCGGAGGACGGAGGCGTTTTGTGGGGCAGGCAGGCATTCGCTGTACTAGAAACCGGACGTGGACCAGGGAACGTTCCGAAAGGATTTTACAAGATTATCCGCCAATGGGTGGAAGATAAGGGTATACAAGTAAAGAAGCCCGATTCCTTCGCCTACCTTGTCGCTAGAAAGATAGCCAAGGAAGGAACGGAACTATACCGAAACAGAAAACATGAGGAAATCTATTCCCGTGATCTAGAAAATACCGTGGACAATATAGCTAGCAGGGTATCGGCTATATATGAAACAGAAGTTGAACATATAAATCTGAATTTCGACAATGAGAACACATACGATAGATAATACAACAATTGAATATCCTGACCAAATAGGATTCTGCTTTAATCCTGTGATAATAAATATCCTTGGCGGAAACTATCAATCTGTTACTGCAACGGTAACGGACACCACCACAGCCACATCAGACAGAGAGAACAGAGCGACGTTCGGTGGTTCCTGCTTCTTTGACCTATCATTCTATACGCAGAGCTATTTTGACGAATACAGAGAAGTCGATTACAAGTCAACTCACGCCGAAGATAGTAAGTTAGGACGTCTGTTTAGCATAGAGCTTGATATGTATAACGAATCAGGAACACTTGAAAACAGCTTCCAGTTCAACGTATTCATATTGTGGGGAGCCAGTAAGGTTGGAGAGCAGTATAATGGAAGCCGAGTGCTGACATGGTTCAAAAACTACCCATTCTCTGTAGGCTTATACTCTGCAACATCAGGGAATGTAAAAGTAACTATAGATGGTTCCGAAAGCTCCCCTATCGCATTATCAGGACAAAATGCATGGAATATCATTCTTGCTGGAATAGATGCTTCAGACAGGGTGGAATTTTATCTACCTGGAAGTAATACGGCAGCATCTGTTTTTGACCACACCTTTGATTTCACCTTCCGAGGGCTGCTCAATATGGCCACAAAGATCACTTGTAAGGTTGACAATTCAGACTGTGGAATATACTTGAGATGGATCAACCGCCATGGAATGTGGTGTTACTGGCTATTCATGCAAGGAGACGAGACTTCGCAGGTATCCAATGACGGAGAGTTCATCAGAAACAATATGCAGGATTACAGTTACAAGAACGGATACCATGGAGGTAGCGGACGAAAGCAAAGGAAAATGGAAGAAACGACACTTCCCGTATGCGCTCCATTAATAGACAGCATAACTTATGACTTCCTTTACCAAATGGCCACATCTCCTGTTGTTGATATGTTCATGGGCTATGATGATAACGGTAACGCCAGATGGATGGCCGTAAATGTGTCTGTGGGAAATTTCGTCAAACAGCGGGTATCACTGCAAGACTTTGAAGCGAACATTATATTACCTGAAACTAACGTGCAGAGCTTATGAGAAATGAATTATTATATGTCGGTGCCAACAACAAATTAGTAGATATGGACGACAGCACCAATATCACATTAAAATACAAGAATAATATATTCACCGATATAGGCAAAATTGTAAGTAACACAAGCTACACTATTAAACTTCCAAACACAGTGAGGAATCAGTCTGCATTTCTTCACGCAGACCTGCCATCCTGCCAATATTCCGTTGCTTCATTTTACCTTGACGCTAGATACATAAGAAACGGAGTAGAAATTATCAAAGGGGCAAAAATATACTTGATAGGCACGTCTGATGTGTTTGAAACCGCATTAATATGGGGAAACGCAACACAATTTTCAAGTATTGCCAATGAAGAAAAAAAACTGCAAGATTTAAAAGAACGTTGGCATTATGAAAGCCAAGGGAATGATCCATTTCCTGATTATTACATCGAATGGAATAGCGGAAAGAACGTAAGCCAATATGATAGTCATGGAGATTTCTTTTTCCCAAAAGTAAATTACAATATACGTTCAGCCGATAAAGACTTACCCTATCATCCGGCAGTTAAAGCAACATGGATTTTAGAACATATATCACTTGATAATGATGTGATATTCATTTTTCCAAGTGAACAGCAAGCAGTCTTGAACAAACTGTTTATCCCATTGCTGACAAGAAATGACGGGTTGGAATTCTCTCAAAAGAATGAACTGTGGTTGAATGCAAAATATTACCTTAACCAAGGAACCGGGCCTATTGAACTTTACTTCGAAAACAAAGAATATTCATCATATTATGGAACGGTAAATAAAAGCTCGCTAAGCGAAGGCACATTCATTAGTGGAATAAAGACAAAAGGAAACTCCATAAAGCTCAATGCTTCAGGCAAAGTATCAATACATACTTTAACTTCTTTCTATCCCAGCAATGCAGCCATGATAGCTTATTATATTGAGAACGGAGAGAACAATGAAATATTCAACATAGGATATACGGATATAATAAGCAATGGAGGAAACTCTTACAATATTACGTTTGAGTTCGAAGGTGTAGAGTCTGACTCAGTAAACAAAGGTACAGATATCCGGTTTGGATTCACAAATATCGGATTTATTGCAGACGTATCAAACGGTGTAGATGGAATCATAAATCTAAGAATGGAAAACAGCCTTGTATCGCCCAAGCAACCAGACGAAAGTATTCTTAACGGGAATGGTCATTACCCCATTATACCAAATTTGCCAGATATGACACAGCTTGATTTTATTAAAGCAATATCTACCATGCTAGGCGTATTTGCATATCCTATTGAAGGCACGAACATTATAAGATTTATGTCTGTCGATGATATCATAAAGAAAAAAGAACAAGCGTACAATTGGACTAGACGGGTAATAGCATCGTATATGGCCAACAAGCCTAAAGAAATGAAATTCACTATCGATGGCTTTGCACAAAGAAATATACTTAAATACAAAGACGATGATACGGTAAAAGGCAACTACAGTGGAGAAATTACTTGCTTGATCAGCTCATTAGAGAAGTCTAGAGAAATGGCAGAGTTGAAATTTGCAGGATGCGACATGAGAGGAATTACAGCATTCATACGATTGTACAAATATGACGGAGAGGGAAAGGCTGAACTGCAAAAAGTTCAACCAAGAATACTTCTCGAGGAAAACAATGGAGGTCTATCAAATGGAACCTTCACACAATTGTCGTTCACAGATATCATAAAAAGATTCTACACAAGCTTTCAAAATGCAGTGTATACCCCCAAAATCATTAAAGAAAAAATAGAAATAACAGAAAAAGACTTGAGAGACTTAGATATGACCACTCCAGCATATCTGGCCCAATATGGGAAATATTATGCAATTCTATCCGTTACAGCAGAAAATACAGGAATAGCAAATGTTGAATTATTACAATTAGACATCTAAAATTATGGCAGACAAAGTAGAAAAGATACTTGATATCAAAGTGAATTATAATGAGGCTATCAAAGCTATAGCCGAGTATCAGACAAAAATCGACAAAGCCAAAGAAGCAGAGGCGAAACTGAAGGAACAGTTAAAGGCTGGAGACATAGAAAGGAAACAATATAACGAGAAAATGGCAGACTCTAAAATTCATATAGCAGACTGGAATGATTCGATACGTATTATAACGAAAACAATGCAAAATCAGCTCAAGCAGGAGAAGGCACAAGAAAACAGCCTTGTTTCTCTCCGTGCCAAACTGTCAAACCTAACGGCTGAATACGATGCTTTATCCGAAGCGGAACGTAAAGGTGCTAGCGGCACAGAATTGAAAAACAAGATTAATGAGGTTACTGATGCTCTAAAGGGCGCTGAAGAAGAGACACAGCGGTATTACCGAAATGTTGGCAATTACAAGGAAGCTATAATGGAAGCCGCCAATGCCAATATCCCGTTCGTGCAGCAGATAAATGTAATGGTGACCTCCTTGGGTGGAGTAAGAAATTATTTGTCTGGAGTAAAAACAGAAATGCTTACTGTTTCGACCACCACAACCGGCTGGATTAAAGTTTTGAAACTGTTGAAAGTTGCTCTACTTGGAACTGGTATTGGAGTATTAATTGTAGCTTTAGGATCTTTGGTATCATGGTTCACCAAAACACAGAAGGGCGTGGAAGCAGCCAATAAAATAATGGGGGCTCTGGGTGCCACTGTAAATGTCTTAATAGACCGGGCAGGCAAGTTGGGAAGTGCTTTAGTGAATCTGTTTACCGGGAACTTCAAACAGGCGGGGAATGATGCCAAATCCATATTCGCTGGTATCGGTGATGAAATAGTCAATGAAACCAAACAGGCGTGGAAGCTGGCAGAAGTCTTGAATGAGATAGACAAGAGGGAAGTCATGCTGTCCATGTCACGTGCCTCTAACCGAGCTGAAATTGAGAAGCTGAAAAAAGCTGCAGATGACCAAACCCTATCCACACAGGAACGTATCAAAGCTGCGGAAAAAGCTGCAGCAATGGAAAAAGAGGACTTAAAAATCCAAACAGACTTAGCGAAAGCAAGAATTGCCAATATGCTCGGATATACTAAAGTAACAAAGGAAGCCCTTAAGACCATTGAGGACATGCAAAAAGGAGCAATTACAGCAGATGAAGCTATTGGAAAAATCGGTATATCGGAAAGCACTATTGATGACCTTAGGAAATTAAGCGAAGAAGTAAACAGATTAAGTGAATTGGAAGAAAGCAGTTACACCCGTCAGACAGAGCAGCAAAACACCCTAAACTCTATCCGCCAGGAAGGTGCAGACAAAGCAAAGGAAGCAAAGCAAACAGAACTGGAAGCAGTAAGGGCAGCAGAAGATGCTATGCTTGCCTTAGTGAAAGACAAGAGAGAACAAGCACGGAAAGAGATTGAATTGAACTATTCCCGGCAGATTGAGGATTTGCAAATCAGTTTAAAGCAAGAAGAGAACCTTACCGCTAAGGCTCGTGAAGCCATCAACGCCAAAATAAAGGCTTTGGAACAACAAAAATCTATGGAGCTTAGCAAGTTGTCCGATGAGGAGCTGAAAAAAGAACTGGAGAACCGTTTAAAAATGATATCCCTGCAATTGGAATCGGTCAAGGAAGGCAGCGAGCAGGAGTATCAGTTAAAGATACAACAATTACAAGCACAACAAGAGGCGGAACTTACCAGCACAGAACAAACCGAAGAAATGAAACTGGCCATTAAAGCAAAGTACAATACCAAGATAGACGAACTGGCAACAGTTCATGAGCAGGATATTATCAACAAGCAACAGGAAGCCATGCGCATACGCTTTGAAACGGAAATCGCACAAGCATATGATAACGAAGAGGAAATTCTTCGTATAAGGATGGAACAAAAGAAAGCCGAGCTCGATAGCCTGCAGCAAATGGAAGGTGAAAGTATAGAAGCATTCAATCTTCGCAAGCTGGAAGCACAGAATGCTTATCTGGAATCCAAAAAAGAACTGAGCGATAAGGAGATTGAAATAGAACAAACTAAATATGAAGCAATGGAACAGGTGACAAATGGCCTTGTAGCTCTCACAGAACAAATTGGGGAGTCTGACAGAGGATTTGCTATGGCAAGCAAAATGTTGGCTTTGGCAGAGATCGCCATCAATTCAGGTAAGGCGATCGCAAAAATGGTATCCGCTGAATCAGGGAAAGGTATTCTTGGTATAGCTACAATGGCATCAGGTATTGCAACAATCCTTTCTAACATTGCAAATGCTGTTAAGATAGTAAAAAGTGCTAAATTTGCAGAAGGTGGTTTGGTTACAGGACCGGGGACAGGAACGAGCGACAGTATTCCGGCACAATTGTCGAATGGAGAATCCGTTATAACTGCCAAAGCTACGTCCATGTTCGCCCCTATCCTATCATCCTTCAATATGATGGGTGGAGGTGTACCTATTAATGTAACAGCAACGAATAATCAAACTTTAGGCGAAGATATGCTGGCCAGAGCAGTCGCCAAAGGAATGATGATGGCTCCTGCCCCTGTCGTTTCTGTAGAAGAGTTTACTTCAGTTGCGAATAGAATTAAATACATAGAAGAAAGCGGTAGTTTATGAAAGCATACGAACTATTATATATAAACAGGAACACTCTTAGGATAATGTCTGAAATGTCATTAGATGCATCAGATATTAAATACCTAGAAATGTATAAAGACTACACCCGTCTTACGGCTGAAGGTCATAAAAAGGCATATATCATGCAGTACCTGGCAGATGAATACAGCATTTCAGAAAGGACCATCTATAGAGTCATTGACAGGTTGTCCGTTGACGTTTCAATTCAATAAGGGGGAAGATTATTCTTCCCCTTATTTTTTTACTGACAAAGCGTGTCAGTGCTATTGTGTTCTGAAATTCTTATAGCCATATACCGTTTTTTACCTTTGCTTCAAAATAGATTATATATGGCGAAATTATACATCAACAAAGATATTGTTGCGGATAAAGACAAAATGGAAAATTGGTATCTAACTGGTGAAGAGGGATTGTCTTTTCCCGATATTCAAAATTTCCTATCTTGGATAGATCCGAATGACCACGTTATTGATATTGAGATACATTCATGCGGTGGTGATGCCGTTGAAGGGTATGCCATTTATGACGCCTTACGTGCTTCAGGAAAGCAAATCAGCTGTACTGCAGTAGGACGATGTGCATCCATGGCAACCGTGATATTATTGGCCGCTGCAAAAGAAAGACGTTTTGCTTATCCACATGCAAAGTTTCTTATTCACAAGCCTTATATGGCTTCATACGATGGAGACCTTGATCTTGAAACCCTAGAATCAATAAAATCAAACTTGGAGAGTGAAAAAAACAAGATGCTAGCTTTGTATGTAGAACGCACAGGATCGGAAGCCTCAGTTATCGAAGCCCAAATGAATAAAGCCGGTTGGTTTGGTGGTGAAACAGCCAAACAATTAGGTTTTATCACGACCGTTCTTATGCCTACAACTGCCAAAGGGAGAACTTACACATTTAATAACAAAAAAATGAACAAAGAAAAAGAAGTAACAGTGAAGCAGACTATCATAGACAGGCTGCTGGCCAAATGCGGCTATCAAAAAATTGAAGACGTACAGGTCGTATCTATGGAATTGACAAATGCCGAAGGTAACACGCTTACCGTGGAAAGAGATGAAGGTGAACCCCAAGTAGGAGATACAGCAAGTCCCGATGGCGAACATGTCATGCCTGACGGAAAGACTATCATTGTGACAGATGGCGTTATTACAGAAATTAAAGATCCTGATGAATTGGAAGAGGATGAAGTGAAAGCTTTAAAAGCCCGTATAGAAGAGTTGGAAACTGAGAATGCTTCTCTAAAGACGAATGCCCGTACCATTGAGGACAACAAGATTCTGAACGCAGTCCGTATGGCCGGGGGCGAAAACTGGCTGGCAAAACATTGTAGTACTTATAAAGTGTCAGCTCGTACCCAAACGTTCAACAAGGGTATAAAAGGAGTAGAAGAAAATGAAACGCCTATTCAGAGAAAACTTCGTGAAGAAAGAGAAAAAAGAAACAACAAGTAATAAAAGGAGGGGAAATGCCTATTTTAGATTTTGACAAACTTACACCTGATAATCAGGCTGTAAAAGACTTGAAAGACCTTATTCAGTTAACAGTCTTTCAAAACGAGGACATGGAGCGTTTTATGACGTTTATGCCCAATGTGACTAACGGTAAAAAAGCAGGTTTTATCGGTGAAATGGAAGATATCGGAGTAGCCGGCTCCGGATGCGACCCTGAATATAAAAAAGTGGCTATCGCTGCCGCCCAAAAGGAATGGGAAATCGGGGATTGGCAAATTCCTTTGGAAATGTGCTATACAGACTTGGAAAACACCATTGCCAAGTACTGCCTTAAAACGGGAACAAATATAGGAGACCTGACATCGACCGAATATATGGACGGTATTGTACTGCCGAAGCTGTCTGAAGCTATGATGAAAATGATGTGGCGTTTTACATGGTTTGGAGATAAATCAGCAGCGTCTGTCACTGGAGGTGGTCAAATCACTGACGGAGTAAACATCGAACTATTTAAAACATGTGACGGTTTTTTCAAACGTCTGTTTGCCATCTGTACCAACAATACCGGACAGCACACTGAAATTGCAGCCAACGCAGAAGAATCATATGCATTACAAAAATCAAAGATGAAAGAAACAGGCATTGCCACATCAATATTCGATGCGATGTTGCAAGATGCCGACAGCCGGATTTTCCAAAAAGACGGATGCGCAATTTTCGCCACCAAGTCAATGTGCGATGCTCTAACTCACGATATGAAAGAAAAGTACAAGGTAATCATGCCCTGGGAAGTTGTATTTGACGGTGTAGAGGTCAGCAAATACGATGGAACAACCATCGTTAAATGTTCCATTTGGGATAGATTTATTCAAGCCTATCAGAACAACAAAACCAAACTTAACTTACCGCATCGTGCTGTTTTATGTTCTCCTGAGAACTTGATGTATGGATGTGAGGGCACCGAACCGATGTCGGACTTGGATATCTGGTTTGATAAGAAAGCCCGCAAGAACTACATTTATTCAACAGGAAAATTAGGTTCCATGATTGGCGAAGATGAGTTGGTACAGGTAGCATACTAACGAAAAAGAGCAAATATGGCAATATGTGATATAACAATCAAAAAGGACATCGCACCATCGTGCGATGATCCTATCGTTCCCGGGCTGGAACAGGAAGGTGTGATAATGAATCGCGCAGACGTGGATTTCGGTGCGGTTACATTCAACGCAACCCGTAAGAATGTGATCGAAACTCTTGCACTGAAAACAGGTAAAAAAGGTTACAAGGTACAGGTATTCGGTGCAACCCCCTTTACTGGTACCAATACAACCTTGGCAACAGGAACCTATCGTAACACGTTTACTAACATAGTGAACATGGTTGTATTAGCAAATGACCCCGATGTATGCAATGACATTATTGACGGGCTTGCTAACGGTGATTTTGTCGTTGTATTGGAAAATAAAGCCAAAGGGTTAAATAAAACCGAAAATCCGGGAGATTCAGCTTTCCAGGTTTACGGTTACTACCAAGGTTTGAAAGCCGCAGAGATCGGCAATGACAAGTATTCCGAAGAAACGGAAGGGGGATGGAATATCTCTTTGCAAGAAACCAAGGTTCCCAAATCAGCATTATTCTTGTACAAAACATCTTACGATGCGACAAAAACGCTTGTTGAAACACTGACAAAACCAACTGAATGATTATGGAGTTAGAAGAAGTGGTTGATAAATTAAAGGAGCTAGGAGAACTTCCCTCCTACTCCTCTTCTGATAAATCGGAGATAGAAAGATTGTACAAGGAAGTATTAGGAAAAGAATTCACCAAGACATCGTGTAACGACTGCTATCGCGATGCTGTAATCGAAATGACTGTTTACATCAAAAAGAATAACCGTATGAAAGAAAAATGTAATTATATATTAAAAAATGGTGTCCTGCTTCAACCGGAGTTCGGAAGCAATAAAATGTACACTAATGACAACCTCACTGATGAAGTTGCTGAAAAGTACCTTGCCAAAAATCCGAAAGGTGAAATTTATTTCGCCCATGTACCTACGGACTGGAAAGAACGTGTTAACAAATGTGGATACAATCAAAGCCTGCTTGATTCAATGGTAGAATCATTACAAGACGGAGTTTCTGAAGAATCCGTGGCTGACACGTTGAAAGATTTCCAAATCAACGGCAAGAAAATCAGTAAAAAAGTTCTGAATCTGCATCTAAGCAAGGCCATTGAGATTATGAACGCAATGAATGGAAAAGGCGAAGGTAAAGTTGACTAAAAGATATAAAGGACGGACGTAAACCTCACGAACATGAGAGTAAGAGATCTAAAAAAGAAAAGCAGTAACCGCATTGATACCAGCTATTTACAAAATCTAGGAATTCAAGCCTACGGACAGGACAACCTATATCCACAGACATTAAAGAATATCATTGCTGCAAGCTCTACTGCATCTGAATGCTCAGACCGTTTCGCTGACTTTATCGAAGGAAACGGATTCCGTGAGGTTGCGTTTTCCAAATATGTGGTCAATCGAAAAGGTGACACATTGGATGATGTACACATGTTACTATGTAAAGACATGTCCGAACTCAATGGAATAGCAATCCATGTTAACTACAATGTTTTCTGTGAGATAGTGGAGATGCAGCACGTACCGTTTGAAAATTGCCGTCTGACAGAAGAAGATGAAAACGGTTATGTGGCAAAAATAGCAGTACATCCAGACTGGAGCGGAAAGAAGACACGTAAAGGGAAAGCTCTGCAGGTCAAGAAAGAAAACATCGACTACATAGACGTTTTTAACCCCAAAAAAGATGTGATACTAGCTCAAATAGAAGCTGCCGGAGGCATTGAATACTACAAAGGTCAAATCCTATGGGTGTCAATGGCCGGAAAAAATACTTATCCTGTCGGGAAAGGTGACCGGGTGGCTACAGAAATGAGTACCGATGAAGGGCTGTCCAATGTCAAGTACAGAAATGTACGAAATAATTTCTTCCCTGGCGCTATGGTATTCACCAAAAAGGGATCGAACATAACCTTTGACGAAGAAGGCAACGAAGTGAAAGATACAGACGATGACGACAGTTTCTCAAATACACTCATCCAGTTGCAAGGTGATACGAATGCAGGAAAGATTATGGAAGTTACTTTAGAAAGCGATGAGGAAAAACCTGAAATAATAAATCTGAACTCACAAAATTACGACAAAGAATTTACCGTTACTGACGCAAGTGTGGTTGAACGTATTTATTCAGCTTATGGCCAAGAGCCATGGTATTGCATCCGTATTGGTAAAGTCGGATTCTCAGGCGATATTTTGGAAGATGCCTTCGAATACTATAACTCTATCGTCAGCAAACAACAACGTCTTATAGAACGCACGCTAAGCCGTGTGTTCAGCTATTGGCACGAAGTAGCCAATCCTTCAGGAGATTTCAGTGTCGAACCATTAAAGTATATAAGAAATGCAGCAATATCTAATAACAACAGATGAAGTGTCAGCTTTATCTCGCGGAATGTCTGTACATCTCGATCCTGACAAGATAGAAACCTATATCCGTGAGTCGGAGAATATCTACATCAAATCAGCGTTAGGAGACGAACTGTTCCTTGATGTAAAAACGAATCCGGATAAATACGCATTATTACTTGACGGTGGTACTTACGAAACCAAATGCAAGGAAAAGAAACTTTTCACCGGGCTCCGTATAGCATTGGCATACTATACCTATGCCTGTATTGTCAAAAATGGAGATGGGAATGTATCCCGTTTTGGCTTCGTAAACAAGGAAGGTGAGTATAGCAATCATACGGAATTCAAGGAGAAGATGATGGTATATAATGATGCATGCAACATTGCAGATCGTTATTTAAAAGAGTGCGTACTCTACCTCAAAGAATGTAACATGCCACTTTATAACGGTGGAGGGAAATTAAAATCTAATAGAACTGTTTTTCGTGTAATAGGAGAATGAGCGATTCGGTTGACATATTAAAGAAACTGGCTCTTCAAGTAAGAAACGCATCTGCAGAAGGAGAGAATACAGCTGAAAGAATTGGGCGCATATTTATCGGGATTCTAGAAAACATGGATAATTCCGATTTAGAAAAGCTCACCAAATACTTCCTTCGTAAAGATAAAGAAGATATCGCTAATGAGCTGATCACTTTTTTGAAAGGTCTTTTGATTGGTAAGAACGGTAGTGGAATTACTGTACTGGAAGATGGTACCTCTCAAGCCGTTGTTGACCGGCTTTATGTGAAGATTAAGGCTGTCTTTGATGAACTTGAAGTGAAAAAGAAGACGCATGTTGGTGGTGAGCAGATCTTATCTCCAGCCGGAATGAAGTGTGTCCGTGTGGAGGAACTTGATGAGAGCTACCGCTGTTTCTTCTTATCGGAAGTCGATGGTATTACAATCAATAACGAATTTACAGTCGGTACATTAGCATTAGCCCAAGAATTTAACATTAAAGAAGGAACATCTCACAATGTATCCAACCGCTACTACTGGCGTGAGGTGACAGGTGTAGGATCTGACTATATTGACTTGAGCAAAACCAATGCCGACAAGGACAGTGATATCCCGGTTGCCGGTGATGATATTATTGGCTTGGGACACTTGACGGACATCACTCGTCAGGCAGCTATAATCCTTTCTTCTGTTAATGAAACTTCGCCTTCCATTATTTTTTACCAAGGCATCAATTCTTTCGCCCTTGCCGGGAAAGAAGTCATCGGGCTGGGCTTTGACAAGTCCACCGGACACGCCTATATCAATGTGTATGGTGATGCCTATATCGGTGCCAAGGATGAGAGCACTTACATCCGTTATACACAAAAAGGCGGTGTTGATATCAAGGGTATGTTCCATATCGAGCAAGGTTCCACTGGATGGCGTAATATGGAAGGTCTTCCGGATGAGATACAGGCGGCTGCCGATCTGGCCCAAAAGGCTCAGGATGCGATAGACAATGCGGCTGTCGGAAGTGTCAATCTGTTGCGTAACTCTGGGTTTACCGGGGATTATGAAAGTGAGACATTGTCCTCTGATACTCAATTGTCTGCTGATACCGAATTATATAGCAAGCAATTAAAGTATTGGACGGGTGTGGCTACCGTATCCGCAGATAGTGCTGCCGGCTCCAGGTACTCTGCTGCAATCGGTAGTTTGTCCCAATCTGTATCATTGATTAAAGGAGAAAGTTATGTTATCAGTTATAAAGCAAAGGGTACGTCTGTGTCTGTTTCGTGCGGCTCTTTCAGTGTTTCTCAGCCTCTCACATCCTCTTATCAGAGATATACCCATAAGATTACCTTCAATGGCAGTGGTATATTTCTCATCAGTGGTACCGCAACCGTTTGTGATCTTCAGTTAGAAAGAGGAACCATTGCCACAGACTGGAAACCGTCCATTTTGGATAACGACAAGGCAACAGCCGGTTTTCAGTCAATCAATTATATCGCCAGCGCGATTAAGGATGGATCTGTGGATATCCTTGGCGGTTTGATATTGGCCAATATGATTCAGTTAGGTAACTACAAGGATGGCAAGTTACAGAAGGTCACTGCCGGAGTAAGCGGCATATACAATGACGATGATGATGTGGCATTCTGGGCAGGTGGCACGCTTCAACAGGCTATATTAACCGTAATGAGGTTTCGTAATGATCCTAATTACCAGCCTACGGATGAAGAATGGGCGAATATGGCGAACTTTGTCGCTACTCATGGCGGTAATGCTTTTTTTCGTGGATATATCTATGCTTTGGGCGGATATTTCCGGGGAAAAGTTGAAATAGCCAATGGCAAGATACTGTTGAATGAGGATGGTTCCGGGCAGCTTGCCAATGGGAACATCAAATGGGATGCAGATGGAAATCCTGAATTTGTTGGAAAAGTAAAAGTCAAGTCTTCAAATGGCTATACAATAAGCATTGAGCCGGAAAATGAATATGGAATCCCCTCAATAGAGATGCGTGATAATACGAACGCCTCCCTGATAGATATATCATGCATATACGGACTGAAAGGGTTGATTCCCATGGTTTCTATGTTTGACCCGAATAGTAATGATGTTTTGTATTTCCGCCCGGACAGTATGGTTGTCGAGCAAAAAGGAAGTGACGGTTATATATATCAGACCCAGATAATGGGAGGACGCATAATTATGGTTAAAGGTTCTGAGATTGTATGGGATCAAAACCAATTGCCCAAATAAAATGAAGTGATATGGAACTTAATTCGATAAATAAAACAGGTACTTGGAGTGAGGCGGCAGATCGGCTTAACTACAATTTTAGTAAGACTTCTACCGAGATTGATAAGGTCAAGCAGAACAGTGTCCGCAACAAGGGATTGTTTTCTACGGAAGAAGCATTGCATGCTGCTGTCCCATCTCCAGTTGTGGGCGACTGGGCTGTCGTGGGGGATACCATACCCGGTCCTATATATGATTGCAAGATAAAGGGGAAATGGAGTCCTACAGGAACAACCGGAGGCGGTGGAAGTGTTGACCTTTCCGGCATCTTGACAGCCGAGGAGATAGATGATGTAACATCAATATTATAGGTATGAAAATTAATTATCAGTCCGATTTTAAGATCATAGAGAAGAACTTGAATGGGGATGTGAATACTCCCTTCCGGTTCACTTACCGTACAGTCCTGTCGGGATGTGTTGTTGCGGAGTTTGACGGGCACGGGTACAAGAACTGCCGTAGGCTTGATGATGGTAGTCTGCTGGTCATTTTTGACAGGCATGGACTCCGTCCCGGCACTCTGTCGGTCAAACGCGAATACTATCTTTCTGATGCTGATTTTGCCGATGGTATCTGCAATCTTGTATCGGTGGAGATTACAGGTGTTATCCTCGTTTCCGGCAAGACGGATGAGAGCACAGCGGAGATCATTCCCTATCCGGATTATGCCGCATACAATGCGGTGCAGAGCGTATCTCTGTCAGATCAGGAGTATGATGATGTGCTGAGTGATTTTAAGAGTTAATCAATAATTACATAAAATAACAACAGTCCAAGTTCCGGCGGAACTTAGGCTAAAATAGAATACATTATGGTAAAAATGCATAAACTGACAAAGGGCGGACAAACCATTTATCCGGCTACCATCTATAATGCGGTGGTCAATCCAAAGACACGTAAGAGCTTGACTACGGAAATATCTGATTTAGACGTTGGATTAACTTCTATTAAAAACAAGACAGAAGGTATTTATAATACGATTGACCAGATAACAGATAAAACAATAGCTAAAATTGTAGGGTCCGATTTTAACGAAACGTATGTAACATCATGGGAACAAGGTGGCATATCCACTACGACTGGCGCTATTGAAGAGGGAGGCAAAACAAGAATACATTCAGATCTTATAAATACAGGTGTTGACATTTCAATAGAAAGTGGATATAGATATTATATAATTTATTACAATGAAAATGGGTCTTTTGCTGCTAAAGATGGCAATTGGAAAACTGATAAAAGCACAACATCAACATCTTATAAGAAATTTCGTATCATGGTTTCTTTGATTAAAGAAGCCACTATAGATATAGAATCAGGAAAACGGGTTACTATAAGTAAATTATATCAAAATGAGGCGTTATGCCCAGATATCAAAAAGTTCAATAATACGGTTGAACAGATAACTGATGAAACAAAACAAATTGCACAATCATACAATGATTTGAGTAATGAAATGGAACGCAACCTAACCGAGATTAAGGGTGGCAATTATATGGAGAAACAGAATCTTTTGTGTGAACAAGGGAGTATTAATTCCCAAACCGGTAAACTGCAACCAGGTGGAACCAACAGGGTCTATACCAAGATAATTGATACGGGAACTGGCATCACCATCAAACCCGGTTATAGAATATATGTCATGTTTTATAATGATCCTGCCGGTGAGTATTTTAATTCAAAAGATGGTAATTGGAATACTGTATATACTACCATTCCAACAAAAACCCAGTATTGCAGATTGATGATCGCCAAAATTGATGATACGGCTTTGTCTCCATCGGATGCATCTGAGAATGTTGTGGTAGGGGATGTGACCAGTTATCCTTCGATGTTTATGCCATCAATTAATTTGAGCACTAATCCTGCCGGATCATTTATGGCAAAAGATGATTTATTGACTTTGTTCTTTTACTTAAGGGATAATCAAAGGAAAAAATACGTAACATCATTATCTAGGACTTATTACGTAAGTACAATCAATGGTTTGGATACCAATGATGGTTTGTCTGACTCAACTCCGTTAAAGACTTTGAACAAGGCCGATGAACTGATGACCGATGGGGACACAGTTCTTATTGAACGAGGAAGTATATTCAATACAGAGGTACAAGTTCTTTCTAAAGAAGGAATCAGGGTGGATTGTTATGGCGACATGTCCAAGGATAAACCTTTGTTTTTGAATTTGCAAAGAATACCGACCAAATCCATACCGGATATCAGTTCTGTTAATGACATTGAGTCTTTGGATAAATTATATAAACTGCGTGGCTATAATAACATTTATGTTCTAAAGCATCACTATGGTTCGGGCAGCAAGGCTAGATTTGTTTGTCAGGTATTTTTAGATGGGAAAAGAAATGGATGGTGGCTTGACGCACAGAATAAATCCAGCTCGGATGCAATGGACTGGCTGGAAAATAATCCGGGTGAATCTTACTGGTTCAGTGGATACGGCTCTGACTCATGGGATGAAGATGATTACTATATATATTTATCCACAACCGATATTGCAGGAAAAATATTGGAGATAACTCATGAAGTGACAAAGATTGGGGAAAAAGGACAAAAATTGCAAATTACACAATATGCTTCTGATATTCGTAATATCGTTTTTCGAGGCGGTGACTCTACAGACGGTACTGTTATACCTAACGGATTTTATGAGGGTGTAGAGAGTTTAGATTTTGGCAGACATGGTTTCTTGTTTAATCGGTCTGCGGCTCCCCATACTCACATGATGCTGAATTGCAAGGCTGTATCAAGAAGTGGTGCCAATGGAGAGTATTATCATCACATGTATTATAATTACCATTACTATGGAGAAATACTGGCATTTATCGGTTGTGAGGCCGTGGGCAGACATGAATATCTGGGTACTGCATTTGCCGGACATGGTACAAGTTCGGTAACAGGAATGCCTTTCGATGCCATGTATCTGTATGACTGCTACTGCGAGGGGGTTAATGTGGTTGTCGGTGCCAATGGAGCGCAAATGAATTATTTAAGAAATATAAGAGTTAAGGAGGTTGGACATATTAGCATACGTACACAGGGATTACATGCAGTAGGTATTTTCGGAACATTGTATCCCCCGCAAAATAATTGGAATGAACCTGTATTCGCTGAACCAATCGGTTATAATGTCTTAAAAAATATACGTATAAGGAGTCGAACAGGAATGGGGACATTACTTATTTATAAAGACTCTGCGAACAAAGATGCAGGAAAGGTGGTTTTTGAAAACGCTACAATTATAGTGGAAAGTGAAGGGAAACAGGCTCCTGTATATAAATTTGGGGCGACTCTGTTTAGATTGGCTGACAATATATCTGTTGTTTTCAATAGGTCATTCGTTGCTGTAGATAATGGGCTGGAAACCACATCCTCCATGTTGTGGGATAACGAAACGACACCAGACATAGAGTTTATAGATTCGGAGCTATACGGTATCAAGGATAATCGTTTGCACAGCGATGATAAAAATTCATATTTCTATGAGAGTATGGATGGGATTTTTTCAAAAATCAACAATCTAACAAAATTAAGTTATGTTGAAGATAACTGTATATTCAATTTGTAAAGCATATACTATGATACGAAAACTAATAGCCAGAATAATGTTCCATCTGTCCATTGAAGTACACCCGGATGCGGAATGGTTTTAAGCATAAGGGCTGACCTAGGGATAAGGTCAGCCCTTAATAGTAAACTCATTACTCTACAGATCCACTTGTGTCCTGTTTCAATTTTTCAATATAGTTTTTTAAAGTTTCTATATAATTAGGAACATCACTTTCCGCATATTTCCCAAAATCTTCAAATTGAAAATACGAAGGTGAACCATCGCTTATAATTGGATAAACTTGTTCCAATTCAGCTTTCATATATTTAGCGTGAGTAAACATATCATCCAAAGCATGTTTACGGTCTTTTTGGAGCCTCCCATTTTTAGATTTACATTTAGATTCCTTATATTTCTCTAAATGATATTCTAAACTAGATACTACTCGTTCTAATTGACTGATGTTTCTTTGTTTTTCATCCATATTCTTATATTTTTAAAATTTCAAGAACAAAATTAAAAAACATTTGATATAATGGTCTTGTTTGATATAAAATTTTATATCATAACAATTCCCTCAACCGATATGGTCACATTCTCCATTATATTCTTCACTGTATAAATATCAAGTCCGGGAGCTGATAAAGTGCTGTCTCTGGCAACAGAATCCCCATTAGCCTTTACACTGGCCGAGCTACCATCGTATCCCTCCTGTATGGTCAGCTTTACACTAAACTCCCCACCTTCAGAAACGGGAGACACGCTGTTATTATATGCTTCAAGCTGATAGCCGTTTCCCTGCTGCATTGTAACAGTATATGTACGTGTGGAAGCCGCCATAGCCTCAATGTCTGCGACAGGAGTCATTTCCATCATTCGGGCAATTATTTCACGGGCGATCCTTTCATAGTAAGGTATGCCTCCGTGTGTCGGGTCAATGATGGTATTATCAGTATAATGGCTGTAAAACCAAGTCTTGTTCATATCATTGATACCGGTCTGCAATTTGGATTCAACGTATTTGATCCCCCACAGATTCAGAACCTTGATCATGTCAGCGGAAATATTGTTTACCGCGGTAGAAGTTTCACACACGTGAGGAGGTAAGACAAACAGGATATTGATGTTACGTGCGACAGGCACCTGATTAATTCCGGTGTAATTCACCTCATCATAGTATCCTTTCACTTTCATATATCTGTAGTATAATTTGGACAAGAGCACATTGATCGCTCCGCAAAGTGTGTTTGTATCATGGTTTGACATGGAGATATCTCCCAATGTGTAGCCGCCTCTGTCGTTGGTTCCTCCTGCGACATTTATCAATACTGCATCTTCTGCGAGAGCATTGATACGGATATCCTGCCAGAAAGCATTACCATTTGAGCCGCTGATACGCGTTCCTCCGATTCCGTGCCATTGTGACATCGTACCTAACATCCGGTCTATAAAAAACTGGTATCCGGGATTCTGAGAGATACTGTCCCCTAATGTATCAGTAATCTTGTCGGTCCACCATGTTCTGACATCCCAGTTATGGACTATCTGGTAAAGATACAGATAGTCGGTCGGCACAGCCTGCTTCACATGACTGATATACGGTGTCCTGTTTCCACCTCCGCCCAGTTTTACCATCAAATCACCTGTCTTGTTATTAATGTGGTATTCAAACCGTATCTTGGAGGTTCCTTTACGGGCGGCGAACATAAGATAAGGGGAACTGCCACCTTGTGTGTTCAGTTCCCGTTTCGGAATATATGTGCCATCATCTGTATAACAATATATATGTCCTGATGTAACACCCTGAACGGAAACGATCCCTTCTGACGGACAGTCTATAAAATCCGTGATACGATATGATGGATTGGATACAACCGCACCGGTTGACGCATCAAGATACGCATTGGTCAGATTGCCGTTAAACAGATTGTATGTTTTTGTTTCAGCGAGCGACAGGCTCTCACCCATCTTCTCCCACTGTGCATTCTTTCTGCCATAAATACGATCATCCACTGGCGCTTCTTCCACCGCATTGATTTCTTTCAGCAGATCGGGATTTTTAATCCAATACTCCGCAGAATTGGAAGGGGAGTCGTTGGTCACAACCAAAGAGGACACATTACTGGTTATAATCATGTTGACCTCTTCCATGTCTGCTATATCCGCATAATCCGCAATCTGGAAATAGGATGCCGGAAGTCCCATGCCCGTCTGCGTCTTGAACGAACCGGTGGTTATTATAGCACCCTTATAATCCAGAATAAAAAATGTCACGCTATAATATTGGTTTGCCCAAATTTTATCGGTATTCTTTACTTTAAATATCGGATAAATGGCCCATCCATCAGAATTCTGCATATAGCCGGTAGCGCCTTTTATAAACCGCACATTCAGTAGTGCGTTTTCCATATCAAGCATGGAATTTCCTCTCACTCTATAATCACTCAGAACATTGACCGGAAGATCGTACTCCTTGTTCCAGTAATTGACAAGGTTCTCAAGAAATATTTTACCACCATTCTTGGCAAAACACATTGAAACCTTGTTATATACGAGTTTGGTATTCAGAGTGAATGAGTACGTTCCAATTTCTGTATTATAACTGAAACCTCCTGTATCATCATCTATATATGCCAACGCCGTAGGGGTGTTACCCGTATTCTTCAAAATATCCTTGAATAGAATAAACGCCGGACTATCCTCCCTGCTGATCTCAATACAAAGATAATCGCTGTCATTTACATATTTTTTTGTTCCAGCAATAATCTTGATGTTATCTCTTATCACAAACTTGTCGTACAATGTTGTAGATTCGTCAACAAGTTTCATTACATAATTAGAAAGGGAGTCATTTGGAGCTAATTCAGCTATTTCTGTAGCCAGGCTCTTACGTGTTTGGGGATTGACCACCGCATCATAGATAGTAGCCGGATAGATGGTTTGTCCACCCTTGGTCAGTTTATGCATTTTTACCATAATGTATCTTATTTTTAGCCTAAGTTCCGCCGGAACTTGGATGATAAGCTGAATATCAATTGATAATATCATTTTATTGAATAGTGGTAGATATTCAGTAGAAATAAGTGTTTGTATGTTAATATTTCTACTAGATTTCTACTATTGGGTTTAGCAGAAAGCTTTATAATTAATTTTTCTTGTCTTTTTTATTGTCATATCGTGGCAATGGATTTAAGTAATTCTGCAACAATGACGCAAGTAAATAGACATATCTTTGAAGTAGTATTATAATCAGATAAACAATAGACAGAATGGAATTAAACGACTGGTTGGCTATAATCGGGGCTTTCGGAGGATTGGAGGCTGTCCGTTGGGGTGTCACGTTCTGGGTGAACCGCAAGACGAACGCACGGAAAGAGGATGCGTCCGCCGATTCAATGGAGGATGAGAACGAGCGCAAGCAGGTTGACTGGCTGGAAGAACGTATCGCCCAGCGTGACGCCAAGATTGATGCGTTATACGTTGAGCTTCGTAATGAACAGTCTGATAAGCTGGCATGGATTCATAAGTGCCACGAGCTGGAACTGCAATTGAAAGATGCCGAACATAACCGTTGTGACAGGCCCGACAGCGAATGCGGCCGTCGTATTCCACCACGCAGGGCTACATTAATTAAAGATAAGGAGGAAAAGAAATGAAGTTTTTTACGATTGCGGAACTCTGCAAGTCAACAACTGCTGACCGCTTGGGTATCAATAACAGATGCAGACAGGAGCATGTGACTGCTCTGACTGCCTTGGTGGACAACGTACTGGACCCGTTACGCACATGGTGGGGAAAGCCTATAACAGTAAACAGTGGCTATCGCTGTCCGGAACTTAATGCAGCTGTCAAGGGAAGCAAGACCTCGCAGCACATGAAGGGGGAAGCTGCTGATATTGACACTGGAGACAGACAGCAAAACAAGCTGTTATTTGAATATATCCGCAAGAACCTGCCCTATGATCAATTGATTGACGAGTCTAACTTCGCTTGGGTGCACGTCAGTTATCGGGCTGACGGGGATAACAGGATGCAAGTTCTTAAGTTGTAGACTATGTTGGTTAGAGTTATGAACTGGGTAAGCCGACATATATTGCTGGCTCCTTTCATGTGTCTGTTCCTGTTGTTTGCCTGTGGCAGCTCGCATAAGGCTGTCAAGTCAGACACTAAGATTATACAGAAAGATAGTACACGTGAATCTGTCAACATCGTACACGGATCAAGTACGTCTTTGAGCGAACTCATTACCACTAATGGCAACTATGTGATTGATTTCCGTATCTATGATACCCGAAAACCGCCCGACAGTCTGACCGGGAAACCTCCGTTATTGGCTGACGGTCATGTGGAAAGTGATTTCAATAAGAATGAAAAGAAGGAAACTGTAGTCAATGACAGTACGGAGGTAAAAGCTGATAAGGAAGCCACTTCCACCAAACATGAGGAAACTAAGACTGAAGAGGTAAAGGATAAAAAAGAATCCACGCTGCCTGAACAAATCAGTTTTGCCTGTGTTTGTGTAACCGTTTTGATTGTCGTCATGTTGGTGGTACGGAAACATTGGGGTAACAGACAATCTTCATCATAAGACTTTAAATTTATAAATTGGACTGCCCCGGCTTGCATAAGTCGGGGCATTATTGTAAGTTTGTACTGCTAACTTGAAAATAAACACTATGAATGTAGAAGATGATACCTTAGTCATTGTTAGAGGCATAAATGATGACTTTTTTAAAGAGAACTTTGGTAATTTATGCATTAGTTTTGGTGGAGATTCACGTGCTGTTCCTGTTAAGGATGCCTATTATGTCGGTTTATATTTAGGTGCACCTGATTCAGCAATAACCCATATTGGAATAGTTGAAAAAATAGAACGTGGTGATACGCCTTTATATGCCGATTTTTATTTGAAAGCAGTAATTCGGTTAAATCATCCGGTTGACCCGGGGCACCAGATAAGGAAGCATGAATATTGGGACTTGTCCGATTTTAAATTAGAACCAGCACTTATGGAAATATTGAAAGTAACATTACTCAATATTAAGGTCTGAAACTTTTGCAGTCAGAGTACCTTGTATGCCGGATAAATCTTTTTATTAAAACCGAATTTTATCTATCGCTATCCTTTGGGGTTGAGTATTTTACGAAAAACTAAATATTTACTTTATAAAAGAGAATATCTATGGATGAAAATTTAAAAAAATTTATAGATCAATCCATTAAAAGTCTGGAATTTATAAAAAATCATGGAGCAAAAGAATATAGTTATGATTTTGATTGTTCTGAATTAGATAATCAGTATCTGACTGTAGACATCACCAAGTCAGAAGCGTACAAGAAAAAATTTGATTCTCTAAAGGAGATTAAAGGACCTGCTGTTTATTGGTTTGAAATAACTTCTAATACTAACCAGTCAGACCTTGTCAATGCACTGGAGGACTATTCTAGAAAAGATAACCATAGGGCTGTTCCGGTTATAAAAAAAACATATTGTGCTACAAGCAATTATTTATATGTCGGAAAGGTCAAAAAGAATTTCTATAGCAGGATTGTTCAACATTTAGGGTACTTTAAAACAGCTGCTACTCAGGGATTACAACTTTGTCATTGGGGGAATAATTTATCACTTAAATTAAAACTTCATGTAATTGAATTCAATCGTGATATGGAAGATATGATGCCTGCAATAGAGCAGCATTTTGCTCAAGTTTTAAAGCCATTGGTAGGCAAACATATATAACATAAATAAATTTAAACAGCTTAGGATAGATAATAAATAATTGTTTCTTTATTTACAGAAAATTTTATTATGATAAAAGACGAATATACAATTGAGAATGATTATCCTTTAATGGAATCTATAAATCATTATGCAAAGATTTCAAATAATGACGATTATAGATATAAGTTTATAGAAATCATGAAACGAATAGAAGCGGAAGATGTTGTTTTTCTTTCGGATTTATTGTTATTGGAAACAGAATTCAAATGCCCTATTAGAGTACAACTAGTGAAAGGTTCCGTTTTTTATTTAAGAGAACAGATAAGTCGGATTTCGGAAGTAAACCGCTTTTTAGGAAGAAGAATTGGAAAAAATAGAGACAGGAAGTTGGATTTTAATCATCTCCGAAATGCCATTAATGCAACTTGGTAAGATAAAAGTCAAAGGCAGCCGAATAAGCTGCCTTTGACTTTTTGAACAAATTATATATTCAACTGGAGAAAGAATAGAATTTTGCGTATTTTTGCCCTGTGATTTTGGAGTAGAGCTAATCTCATAATAAAAGTTTGGGAGGGGTGTCGTAATGCACGATGCCCCTCCTTTTTTGTAATACGTAATAATGTGACAACAAATATTTTTAGAAATAGGCAAATCCATTAGTATTTTGTTCAATAAAATGTGAAGTAGATTGTCAAAAACGAAACTAATCTGAACCGTTCCGGCTTGTGATAAGTAGGGACGGTTTTATTGTAGAATCGAATAAAAACCTTATCTTTGCATTGCGTTACATTTTGAAGTGATCGAGGCGTTGTCTCGTATTGAGCTACAGACGATTATTATTGCCTGTAGCTTCTTCATATACGGTTCTGACCCCCGTGTGGAATATTAATGTATCCACTGTTTCGATCACGGAATGTAACGCAACGGGAAAGCGGAACCGTTTTCTTTTTCTGCTGCTAACGCAATTCTCATATGTCAAAATTCCCCCCCCCCAACCACTTATCAGCTATCCAAAAAGTTTATAGGCTATGGACACTATGAACTTACAATTTCTTCCTCTGAGGGCACAAAAACGATTGTCACAGGGAGTATGGACTTGATAGAACGGCTAAACTCAGAGATAGACAAAGAAAAAGAGGAAGCGACTGCCGAAGCAATCGCTCTAGTTCTTAAATCCTCACTTTAGATTATCTAAAATCTTTCTTATGGCTTCATCAGCATGTTTTCTCATAATTCTGACATAATTAAAGATCGGTCTGTTGGATTTCATGCTTTGGCCTATACAATACTCCAAAGTTTCCAATGGTATGCCCAGCTCAAAACCATGTTGGACAAAGGATTTACGAGCTGAATAATATACGACATGCGATTCTATCTCCAGCCTCTCCCCTAGCCTTATAATTTCTTTTGTTACATAGTTACGAAAATTAGGATAAGAGTATTTATAACCAAAATCAAGCTTTCCATTACGCCCCATCCATCTTTTGATAATCGGTTTTGCTTCCTCAGGAATAGTGAAGCTGATCTTCATATCACCTTTCTTTGTGTTTTTTGATTTTTCACGTACATATTCCATAATTTTCGCATCTTTGAAATTGTATTGCATCAAGTCCATCAGATTGATACCTCCTAGATAATACGAAAGCATGAACACATCCCTGGCAACACGCTGAGACTTCTCTTTTATCTCCGCATCCCTTATCTTCTTTACGTCAGCTACCGAGATATCACGCTCTTTAGGCATTCCTGCCGGTCTTTCATAATATTCAAAAGGATGCGTGTCATATGATACTTTTTTATCCCTTATTGCTTGATTGATTATTGCCTTCAAATGTGCCATGTGCATACCACAAGTAACAGGAGCCAGCCTTCGGACATTCTTTAGATAAATGTCAAAGTCCTTTATGGTCCGGGGAGTAATTCCATCAAGCATTATATCATATTTGACAAACTCAATGAAGTAATCACTCGCCCTTTGATATAAGGAAGCAGTGGTCCTTCTCCCCTCTTTAATCAAATTCTGCATATAGTCAGCCGAAGCAACACTATAAGAGATAGCTCCCTGCTTTACCGAGGACAAGTATTCGACAAGTTGGGTACAAGTATAGGATGATGTGTTTATTTTATCCAAGGCATCCTGATATGAATTAAGTATTCCACGTAATTTAGCATTGACATGTGCAGCATCAGGAACACCTACCACCTGCCCTCCCTTAAAATTAGCAGTATTATCTATTTCAAATCGGGTAACGATGTATCTTGTTTCCTGTTTATGACCAATTGCTATACGAATTCTGTGTTTGCCGTTTTTCAGCACCTTGGCCGGAACAACGGCAGCTTTAAGAGTTGTCATAATTGTTCTGGATTCGTTTTAGACAAGTTCTTTTTGCCAAAAGTGGCACAAACTGTCTTTTTTTTATCCAAAAACGAAAACTGGAGAAGCTTAAGAAAGCACAAACCCCTCTGAAACAGAGAGGTTTGTAAAGTGGAGCATGCGAGACTCGAACTCGCCACCTTTAGACTGCCAGTCTAACGCT